CATAGAATAAAAAAAAAAAAAAAAATGATTGTAGGATTAGCCTATAAGCCAAAGAGAGGGATTACCCCTCTTTTGATGCATCAAGCTCCTTTTGAAGCTTTTCTAGAAGCTCCTTCTTTTTAGCCTCCTCCTCTTTTTTATCCATAAGTGATTTTTGGTCTTTTAGATATTCAGCTTGCTCTTCAGCCGTTTTTCTCTTCTTTAAAGCAGAACGGCTTATATACCCTTTATCCCAAAGCTTTAAAGCAAGTCTATATTGACTTAGGGTCAATCCCCAGTTTAACTGAAGTCTAGCCTCGTATGCCGATAAAATGACCTTCAATTCTGTAAAACTCTTTTCACTTTGAAGATGTTTTAGTAACTCTTGGGTATTCTCTTCACGACTGCCATTTAACCAACCTTGCTCTCTTAATTCTACAATTTTTCTATTTAATAACACTTGAAGAGTATGCACTTGACTCTTAACATCAATTCCGAGAATTTTGCGTTTTTGTTTGGTTACATCTACTGTAACCTTTTGCTTGATGATGTGGTTATCATCATCAACACTTTGGAGAGATTTCTCCAACTCTTCCAATTTTTCAATCTCTTTTTGTTTCTCACTCTCTAAATCACTAAGAGTTTGACGATATGCCTCCTCGTTTTTAATACGACGGTTGATTTTCTCAAACTCTTTGATGATAGAGTTTAACAAAGCCTTGACAACTTCGCTCTCTTCATCATCAATAATCGACTGTATTTCAGTGATACAGTTAAGATTGTGATTGAAATCATCATTTGAGATTTCAAATCTACCTAAAATCAAATCCCTAAAATCGCTCTCAAGTTGTTTCTGCTCAGTAGCTAAAATATCAAGCTCAGCCTTAAGAGTTGTAATCTTAACCTTACTATCTTCTTTTTTAATCTCTTCGTTTTTTGCTATTATAGCATCATTTTTAGAGATAATAGCATCTTTTTTCTCTTCATAAGACTTGAAAAAAGCCTTTAAAGATTTTATTTTTTGCTCCATTTTTTTTATTTGTGCATTTTGCATAATTTTATTCTTTATTTTTTTTTTTTTGTTATTCCTTAAAATAACATTTACATACTTTATAAATAAAGCATATAAATATCATCTTAGATACACTTAATACCTACATATTAAGTGTATCTTTACTTATTTAAGATTGTAGGCAATTATATCTCACCTTAAATTTTAAGAAGGTACTCACCTGTGTATTGCCCCACTTTTCTTTGGGTTTTCCCTACTCGTATCAAGTAGCATACTAAACAATCTATATTAAATAGATTGCTGTTCATCTTGCATACTGCTAATATACAAGGATAGGCTCTTCACCTATCACCCCTGATACAATTTAACATACATATTAAGTTATTCTTATTATAGTTTTTACCCTGTTCGTCCAAAATAGACTTACAGAAACTTTTTAAAATAACTTAACATTTTGTTGTTAATGAACCTGTGTTCATTTACTTATTCGTTGCTATATCGTTACTAACACTCAAAAAGAGTGTCTTCACATTAGCATTACATTTGTCTCGGATAGATACTCACTCAAACACTTACATACCCTTACATCGTTTTCAGTGTATAGCCTACTCACTTATAAGAAACTTTTTTACACTCTTTAAATTATCAACATCGATTTACCCCTATACTAGTAAATCAACTCCTTTTTAAAGGAACACAAAAAGCTATGCTGTATATGTCCTGTTGTTTCATATCTACTTTTACTAAGCTTACTTATTAACTAATCCAACTGCTTTAACAGTGTCTAGCTAATAGAGGTAATTTAAGGTATTACCACTTAGTCCTTAACAAAATAATAAGTAAATGAACACGAGCTATAAAAGCTCATACCGTATTATAGCCACTTACTCTTAATCTAACCTTATTCCAACTCGAAATAAGGAAAAAAATAAGTGACCTAACACGGCTTTAGATAGGCTTGTTATCGTCTATCTGATGCAATTATAGCTACTTTTTAGATGTATGTCAAGTCTTTTTAGTAATTTTTTCTAAAATTTTTTAATTTTTTATTCGTTACTTGCTTATGCTTACATTATATATAGCAAATCATCTGCTCAGATAAGCAAGTGTTTGCCCTGTGGGTTGCCCTGTCAGTTTGCCCTGTGGGTTGCCCTGTCAGTTTGCCCTGTGGGTTGCCCTGTCAGTTTGCCCTGTGGGTTGCCCTGTCAGTTTGCCCTGTGGGTTGCCCTATCAATCCATCTTATGATGCCTTATTAGTTATTGTTATGTTACCCATTAAGCTAAACTAATAAGGCATCATAAGAGTAGCTTATAGATGTACCACTGTTTATCTTATAGATGTACCACTGTTTATCTTATAGATGTACCACTGTTTATCTTATAGTTACCTATTAGTTTATCTTATAGTTACCTATTAGTTTATCTTATAGTTACTTTGAGTAACACCATAGCACCTTTGAGTTACTTTTATGTTTACTTTCAGGTGTCTTTAAGCTAACTTTTGGTAGAGGGGGTGGGGTCATATCTGTTACTTTTGTGTTGGCTTTTAGTAAACCTAACTTATACAAAACTGAATTTCGGGACTGCTTTTAGAATAAAAGAATAACTCAAGTGATGTATTTATGGATACTTATGGGATGTACTGTTATAGGTATATTCTATGGCCGTGTATAATAAGTAAAGCCATAACCTAACTTATACAAAACGGAATTTTGGGACTGCTTTTAGAATAAAAGGACATCTAAAGGGGTGTATTTGTGGGGGCTTAGGGGTTATATTTATGTACTTTTATAAGCATCTCAAGTGATGTATTTGTGAATACTTAGGGCATATACTTATAAGTAACATAAAGATACTTTCGTGATGTATTTAATGGTATTGATAAGGAAGAACCATAAGTTATGTTTTATGGTTCATATATAGGCTTTGAAGGAAGTTTGAAGTGAGTGAAAAGAGGTTTTATATTAGGGGATACTTTCGTGATGTACTCATAAAGTGGTATATCTATCTCTTTAAGTGTTAAATGATTATAGATATGTATTGAGAAATCATTAAGTGAATCATCTGTTTGGTCTATGTAAATTGTATATATGTCCTTAAATGTCTGTGATGTTTTGTATAGATAGTCGTACTTAGTTGTTGTTTTAACTTTATCTTTAAAAGTAGTAAGTTCATTTTCAAAAGACTCTAGTGATGTATCCATAAGAGTAAAAGGGTATACCATAGGAAACTTATTATGTTTCTTCGGTTTCCGATGTTGTAAATGGGAAACTATTGGTGATACCTTAAGTGTTATATGAGGACACTCTAGTGTTGTATCTTTGGAAAGTAATGTATTACATTTAGGGCATACTATTGCTAACTTAATTTCTCTATTTCTATCTGCTACTTCTGAGATTGTGCATTTAGGTATGACATTATCTCTTTTTAAAGATTGTTGAATATTATTTCTTAAGTCGTCATCTGGTATGAAATTAAGAACATTATGTTTATTAAAAAGCTTAGCATTAAATGCTCTCTCATAAAAGTGTGGTTTAGTTATTTTATGATATGTATAAGTGATATATTCATTGTTATCTTTATTAAAGAATGATTTATATTTTTCTTGTCCTTTTAAATGATCCTTATAGACTATCGTTGAAGTGATATTAGTCTTTGGATTAAAGAATGAATATTTCTTAGTTGGTGTATGAAATAATTTATTAAGTACAACATTTAAGTTTGTTGATAAAAATAAAGGTAAGGATAAAAATACATTTCTTTTATCCTCAAGGGATGGATGTTTATCATAAACTTCATCGGTTAAGTATGAGGATGAATAGTATGTTAATAATTTATTTGAAATCAAAGTATAAAGCTTACTTGTATGAAAATTAAACTTCTGATAAAGTGATGGTATATTAAGCTTAATTGCTCCATACCCTGTCTCTACATACTTAAAGAATGGTAGTGAATGGTAATTCTTAAAAGGTAACTTTCGTGATGTACTATTAAGGTTATCTACTTCACTTTGTGTTAATAAACATTTCGCTTCCCCATTAATTCCAGTATTGACTTCATCGATATTGCAGTTCGCTTGGATAGTTGTTGTAGGTAACTGTACCGATGTTTCTTTATCTTCCTCTTTAAGGTGTTTGGAGATATGAGTCTCAATATCCTTGAGAATGGCTTGTTCTGTTTTAGAAATCCGAAGTAACTCCTTATTGGTTGAGATATTAAAGTCATCGTCATGGTTATCTTTTAAGTTAGTATATCTTGTATCTTCGGGTTCATCATTTGATGGGTATCCCATAAGTTCATTTATGTGACTATCAGATAAATATCGTGATGTATCTGTTATCATAACCATTGGTATAGATGGAAGTAATGTATGTTGTGTCTGGTCATGTATATCCTTAAGTTGTTTTATACTTAAGTTTAATATATGTGCAAGCACTTCTTGTGGTACTGTATAGTAGCAAGCATGGATCAGTGCTATTTCTGTGTCTGTTATTGCAGGTCTTAAATTGTCTTTTGTTAAATTAGGAGGTGATTTCCTTGTTTGTTTATTATTAAGTTTAACTTGTTCATACATTTGAGACGTAGGTAAATCAGCAGGTAATCCCTGAAAAGTACCTATCTCTTTAACTTGCCTTACTTTTTCCTGTTCTTCGTTATAGAACATATCAGATATGTATAAAGTATCGGATATAGTATTATTTTGTGTATCCATATGTATCCTCGTGTAGTTTAAATTATGTATTATATATCATCTTTCAGTAGCTTTAAGAAATCTAAAATATCAAGTTTATATTCTTTATCAAATAATTTAAAATTAATAAGATTATCTTTATATGTTACCTCTAATATTTCAGCATAAATTGATTTTAAGAAATCAACATCATTTGTAGTTAAAAGTGTTGAATCTATAAATGTTATGTCATACTGTGGTGATGTATTTATTGCTTCTGATATAGAAAAGACAAGTGGCTTTGTTAAGTTCTGTTCATTAACTATATCTACCATTAAAGAAGCAAGTTGTTCATCCTCAAACATATCTTCATATATCTTATCAATATTGTGATAGGTATCATTGAGGAAGTCTTTTGGATTTAGATATTGATGTATATTTGAATTGTTAAGTATAATTGATGGGATATTCCCAAAGTCTGATTTTATTAAAATTATCATATGTTTCCTTGTATTATTGTTGAATTAAATATTATAATTAGCTTGAAAGGAAATAAATGGATCCTTCAAGCGATTCTTGAGATGAAACCTATATGTATTCTTAAGTTTCATCTTCTAATTGCGTTTCAGGTAAGTTCCAGAAACGCTTAAGTGATGCAACCAAGTAACGGAATGCATGTGCTACATCATAGTGGTGACCTTTAACTCTCACAAAAGGGTCTCCTGATGAAGAAGCTGAAAGCTGTGATGCAACTGTTTCTTTAAATGCTAATGTTTCTAATTGTTCAATTAAAGTGTTGGAGTCAAATGGAATAAATATTAAATTATCTTTAAATAATTTATTAATATCATCAACTCCAGCTTTTATCTTATTAAATGCAGGTAGATTTTCTACATCATAATCATTAGCTAAATCAAATCTCGTTAAGGCTGCCGATGGGTCAATGTAAATAGCACCATCTGAGAAGTCTAATGTGATGTCATCGTGGTTTTCCCATTTATCGATCATAGAGGATAGGTTCTTAGCTATCTCATCTGTTGTCATTAAGTTAGAATGAAAGGTATCTAATATGAATAACTTATTCTCTATTATTGTGCCTACTACGAAAGCTGTACTATCCACTAACCCTACATCTACCCCTATAAATCCTTGAAATGTTATTGATTTATCTAATTTCTTAAATAAATCTACTTGGTCATATAAATGTGTTTCTTTATTAAATCTAGGGAACACATTGGTCGCAGATGCGTGTATAAATTCACCCAAATATTCTGTCCTCCAAATATCAGGTTCAGTTGTCTTAATGATAGCATTAATTATATCTTCATTAACAAGTGGCGAATCATATATATTATAATTGTAGGATATATAACCATCTGGGGATATATATCCATCATTTCTTTCGTGCAGATGTCTTTCCATAATAGGAGGTAGTCCTTTAAGATAGTCTTTATGGAAGTCTGATCCAATAGTACGAGGTGATGACACTTTGATAACCTTAGAGACAAACTGTTTGGTATCCTCGTAAGTACCATAGTCAATCCTCATCGGGAGAAGTGCTTGTTCCATAAAGTCAGCATAGTTGAACGTCCCCGCCTCATCCACTAGTAGTAGAGAACTTTTCGCCCCGAGCAAGTTCTCTGTTTGGGAATTAACTGCACATCTTAGATGTGATTGTCCTATAGTTAATGAATATGTATTAGAATTTATTTTATCTGGTTTAATTCCTAGTAATCTTAAATTCTTAACGATCTCATTGAAGTTAGCTGTTAAGGATTTTGATGATTTAGATACTAATATTACTGAACTATATGGTTTAAGTAATTCAAAACATACTATAATAGAAATAGTGAATGTCTTTCCTGATCTACGAGATGCACATAGTGTCATATAAGACCACTGATCCAGTCTCTCATCAAAATCTCTTATAATAGATTGCTGCATTGGTGTAGGTGTAACATCTAAGGCATTAAATAATTTACCTAATGCCACAAGTGATGATGCTTCTCTATATTGTTGCGTTTCTTTATTAATAATTTTCAAGTTAGTCCTTCTTAATAAGATTTAAGATATTAACTACTTGATTATCTTTAGTACCTAACTCAGCTTTTTCTCTTTCTTTCTGTATTTGATCTAGTGCCATTATTAAGTCAAGTGTATCTTTATTAGAAAGTGATGACATATCTTCATTTTCATCAAGATTATTAAGTCTTGATTCAACAATCTGTGCTATTAAATCTTCTCTATTCTGTTTCTCTTTAATAGTAATCTCTTTAAGGTAGTCTGATATAAATTCCCTTACATGTTTTCTATTTCTAATTAACTTAACAGTTGCTAAATCTAAATCTAATTTAGTAGCTATTGCTTTAAATGAAATACCATTGACAACTGCCATTGCAACTTCTTTCTCTATAGGCTGTAATATCTTTAATTGTTCGATAGCTTCGTCCATCTCTTCTGTGTAGGTCTTCATTGGGGAAGTATCCATACCAATAAGCATATTATCTATAACTTCTGTGGATATATTATCTTTCTTGATATCATCACCAAGTTTATTAGGTTCATAATTCATATGTATCCTTTATATAATTTGTATTTGATTTATCATTAATGTCACGGTAACCTTAATGGCTAACTTAAGAAAATACTTATAAAACAACTTAACTTATGAACTTAAGAAAATACTTATAAGATGTCTTAAATGATACTACCATGATGGATGTATAAGTTACATTTGAATATAACCACCAAATACTAATTTTGATAGATAAGGTTGTATCATTGATTCATAGTAATCTCTAACAGATGGATCCAATATAACCTCATCTTTATCTATACTTGTCACTACTTTTGACTTTTTTATTATTTTTGTAGTCGTATTAATATCTCTTAAATAGGATAAATGTGAACTTCTTGCAATGTATTTATATAGAGAATGTATTTTATCTTTATTTATCATATTTAATATTTTAATTTTACTATTTTGTTTATTATATGGTGGAATGTATCCATTAAGTCCACCAATTAACGCTCTCTGAATAATATATGTTTGAAAATATGTATACTCATCGTTATTTGTACATATATGTTTACCATTATGTATACTTTTAATTATTTTATCGAATTCTTTAAATATACATTCAGTATTACAATTAAGAGAACATCTCATGAATATAGCTATATCTTCTGGGAAGTGTATTAAGAACTTATCGTTACCATCTTTATCATATAATAATTCTTTAGGTATCAATGGTGGTATAGTTGGTTGTGATATTTTAGCTATTTTAACTTTATGTTCATACGCTATATTTAAAATATAATCTAAAGATTCATACTTCATAAATGGTTCATTAAATACACTCTCCGTATGTTTAACCGATAGTGTACCTACAACTTTTATGTCTTTAATATGTGAATAGCACCATATACTATATTTAATTGATTTATAAATAGGGTATAATACAATACCATCCCCATCGTCTACTAATAAAAATTTATGAAAAGTTTTATATAAAATTATATCTGACATTATATTCCTCTTATTTCTTTATATATGGTATTATATCATACTTTATAGTCATTTGTCAAGTATTTCTGAAATTTATCTTAAATTTTATGTAAAAACCCTTTTTAAATTTTATATAAATATAGCTATAAGTAGTAATTATTAAGTTATACTATAGTGATAGGACTATCGTCCTATATATTGTGAACCTTTCGGTTCGTATTCGATATTATACCATAAAAGTTATGTTTTGTCAAGTCTTTTTTGAAATTTCTTTAAATTTTTTACATATTTGTCAAGTTTTTTAATAAATTTCACTAAAATTAGTACAAAAAGATAGTATTTATACCTAATATAATATAAATATAACAGAAAAATAACAAAATAGTATAAAATTTATATGCTATCGTGACACTAAGGTCGCCGTTGCCATAGGCAAATGTGTATCCTTTCTTTTATGATTGGAGGGATTGACCCTCCTTTCATACTAAGGGTACAATGTATATAATAGCTAAATATACATTACATTTTCTATGGTAGAAATATGAAAGGATGCTTATGGGATTATTTTCAAAAAAGAAAGAAGAGCCTGAAGTTAATGAATATATAGATGATGTTACAGGTATAGCATCTATAAGAATTGGTAGCGAATATAGTTCTAGAATGGTTAAACATCTACAAGATGGGGATACAACTCAACCTAAAGGAGTTAATGATACTAAAATAAATGATACATACTTAACAAGTGATTTAGTACATAAATGTATAGAATATCTAGCTACTACAGTATCTCAAGTAAGATTCAGTGTTAAACAAAAAGGCAAAGATACCAACTTACTTGAGCCAATTAAAGATAAAAAATTAGCACTTATGTTTGATACTGCACCTAATCCTTATCAGACGTGGGGGGAGTTATTATACATAGATACTTTAGCTACTCAACTTACAGGTAACTCTTATATAACATTTGAAAAAGTAAAAGGTAAGTATGAAATGTGGGCTATAACTAACCCACAAGAAATGGAAGTAATTGTTAATGAGACTGAGGGTACCGTTATAGGATATAAATATAATAGTCTAATAGATTACTCTTATGATGAAATTATACATAATAGATTACCAATATTAGGAAATAATTACTATGGTGCTTCCACTATTCAATCATTATTAGATCAGTTATTTTTAGAGGGATATGGTACACAGGATTTAATTGAGTTCTATAAAAATAGTCTAGTTAGTACATCTATATTAACTAGTGAACAGCCATTAACTAAAAAACAAGCAAAAGATTTAACTGAAACCTTAGGAAAAGATTATAATATATCTAAAGGTATGAGACACTCACTTATTGTATTACCTAATAATTTATCTGTTAAACCTCTTAAAATGAACCCTAAAGAAGCTATGTTATTAGATTCATTAAATATATCAGAAGATAGGGTATTATCTGCTTTTAAATTACATAAAATGGTATTAGGTGGTAAAATAGAGACTTATACACATAATATAGATGACTTACTACAACTTCAATTCACTAATGCTATACGCCCTATTATAAATAGGGTAGTAGATAAGATACAATCATTCTTAAGAAGAGTAACTAAGAATGATAAATTAGTAATTGAAGTTGACTATAGTTACTTACCTGAAGTTAAACTAGCTAAGTTGACTAATCAAGATACTGCAAGAAATCTATATGTGTCTGGATTGTGTTCACTTAATGAGGCTAGAGAAATACTAGGGCTTCCTGCTATTGATGCAGAATTAGCTAATCAGAATCACCTACCTAGTTTCTTAGTTGGTACAGATCTACACACTATTCAGAATCTTACTCCAGAAGTAATAGATAAGATAAGGAATAGTGTAGATGGTACATCCACTAATAACGATACGATGAATACTGATATACTAGGTGGTGCTAATACAGGTAAACAAGATAAGATAGATGTTTAAATTTTAAATTAAAAAGGATTGGTATGGAAGAAACCATATATGATTTTGTCAAGCTTTCTGAGGTGGACACATCTCAGGAAGATATTATAATAGTTAAAGGTTATGCTAATAAGTATAAGTGGAAAGGTAATGTTGAAGTTGATTCTTATGGTACAACTTTTGTCCCTACTGCATATGACTTAGAGGTATATAAACTTAACCCAGTTATTCTTTACATGCATGACATTACTCAACCTGTAGGTAAATGTCAAATAATAAAGATAACTGATGAAGGGCTTTATATTGAAGCTATAATTTATAAGTCGGTTAATGAGATGGTATTTAATGCTGTAAAAACAGGTATACTTAATGGATTCTCTATTGGAATACATATTAAGGCAGAGGAATATTCACAAGTACTAGATGCTTATGTTGTAACTGAAGGGGAATTGATTGAAATATCACTTGTAACAACACCATCAAATACTAAAAGTGTTATTGAAAATGTTGATTTATGTGAGTTAGGTGCTTGTCAAGTTTTAAGAAGTAGAAAAGATACTACAGCTAGAAATATTGATAAAGCTATGATTAGAGAAATGGTTAAGAAAGCCTTAAATCTATAATATATTAAACTTGAAAGGATGCACATGGAAAAAGAAGAAATATTTAATATAGTAAAAGAGGTAGTTGCTGAGCTTGTACCACAGATTGAACCTCAAGAAGAACCTGAAGTTGAACCTGAAGTTGAACCTCAAGAAGAACCTCAAGAAGAACCTGAAGTTGAACCTGAAGTTGAACCTCAAGATGAACCTCAAGAAGAACCTGAAGTTGAACCTCAAGAAGAACCTGAAGTTGAACCTCAAGGAGAGCCAAAAAGTGACACTAATTCGGACGCCAAATCATTTAATGATACCTTAACTTCTATTGAAAATAGTTTAGCAAATGATTCCGATGAACTAACAGAAGACGAAAAACAACTTATAGAATTTATTATGTTAAACTATGATAAATTAGAAAGTAAGGTCGATAAATTAATTAATAATCAAGGAGATTAAATGGCTTTAGATACAATCAAAGCATTACAAGATAAAATCGCTGCTCTTGAAACAAGAATGGGCGAAATGTCAGAAAGAAAACCAAAAGGTGAAATTCAGAGACCTGAGATATCACAAAAAGAAGTAAGAAATAAGGCTTCTAATCTTTATCTATTATCTAGAATTAGAGATGTAGCTCCTCAAAGTCTTGCAACATACAATGATGTTAAAGAACTAGCAACTCGTGCTATGGTACCTGCGGACACACCTGATTGGCTAGCAGAAGAGTTTAGTAAAGATATTTATGAAAGAATGTCTCTTATTGCTAATGTTGAGAGTCTATTCCCTAAATATACAATACCTAGTAATGTAGAGGCACTTAGTATACCTCAAAAAACATCTAAAACAAAAGCTTATCTGATTCAGCCAGCAGCTGACGCTATTCAATCAGCTATTACTGCTGCTAAAGTAACATTTAGAGCTAAAAGATTGGTAACACTTGCTACTCTTACAGATCAAGCCGATGATGAAACAGTTGTAATGCTTACAGAAATGATTAAAAATGATATAGCAGAATCACTTGTTCTTGCTATGGAAAATGCAATCATAAATGGAGATGAAACTGCTGGAGATACAAACATTAACGGTTCAACTGTAGGTAATGATGCAACTGATCAACTAAGAACATTTAATGGACTTAGAAAAATTACAATGGATAATGATAATACTGTTGACTTTGGTGGGGCATTAGATTATGCTACTATAGCAGGTATGAGAAAACTAATGGGTAAAGATGGTATTAACCAATCTGAACTTGTTTATATTGTATCGCCTTCAACTTATCATCAACTTGTTCTACTCCCAGAAGTATTAACAGTTGACAAATATGGCTCTAAGGCAACTGTTGTTACAGGTGAAGTAGCAAAAATAGGAGCAATTCCTGTTGTTGTATCAGAATTTGTACCAGAAGATTTGGATGCTACTGGTGTATATGCAGATGGTGGAGATAAGACAGTTATTATTCTTGCAAAAAGAAAATATTTCGCTGTAGCTGATAGAGGAATGGCTGGATTTGAAAGAGATAGAAATGTTATTTCTGCAACTAACATTTATGTTGGACATAGGGATGTAGATTTCAATCCACTTCTACCAGATAAGGAAATATCTGTTCTAGGATTCAATGTAGCTACTTAATAGTTACACATAGGGGATTACCCCTATGGATATTATATCCCTTATATTTGAATATACTTTATTTGTATATTCTATATATTTAAATATAAAGGATTTAATAAATGAAATATTTTATTACATATTTACTAAAAGGTGATTACAGATTAGGAACTAAGTTAGTTTGTAAATCTGGTACACAAACTGAAGTATCTGAGGATATTTTTAATTACTTAAATAGTACTTTTGGTGATTCTGGATGGTTCACTTTTAAGAAAGAGAAAGAGTTTACAGAAGCTAAACCTAAAAAAACTAGAAAGAAAAAAGAAGAATCTATAGAAGAAGTAATTGATATAGATAAGTCACAAGACCTATCTGAATAATTTAAAAGGATTAACATATGATTGATAATAAAACAATCTATAGTGAACATCCTTTTTATAATCAATTTGTAAAGTGGAGTGGACTAGAACTTAATAGTGAAAACTACTTTATGATAAATACAGCACTTTTCGGTGCTGAAGATTATATATCTCAGAGATTTGACATAAAACTTTCTCCTATTAATATCATAGAACACTTCGATACTAATACCCACCCAAGATATAGAATAAGTAAACTTTTAAATGTTATGTCTAATACTTTATTATTACCATCAGTTAGGTATTATAATAAAACTACTAATGAGTATGAAAATGTAGATGGGCAATATTCATTTAATGATAGTTTAAATGTAACAGAAGATAGTACTATTACTTATTTAACTGGTTATATAGGAAAACAAGATATAACTTTCGATGTTCAACCTAGTGGTACATTTGACAATAAAGCACCATTACAGCCATTGATATACTTTAATGATATACTAGTGGATACTCCTATTTATACATTAGAAGATACTATAGAGGTAGTTGTAGAGGGAGAAATAGGAAGTAACATTTATGTTAATGAAAAAAATACTACTATTAATATAGGCGATGATGGTACAGCTACTATATCATTAAATATTAATAGTAGGATTACAACATATAGAATAACACTAGTAGATACTATGAATAATGTATCTGAGAGAAATAATATTCTTATTCTTAAACAGGAAAATCAGAATATCTTAAATTTGATACTTTTAGGTCAGGAGTTGGTTACTAACAATAATGAACTTAAAGTTTCTATTTATTTGTCTGAGAGTGGTAATTTGATTATAAATGGATTAGATAAAGGTATGTACACTAAAGGAATTCACGAAATAATAGTAGATAATCTTGATGGTTCATACATTATACTTCAATTAGTTAATGATAATAGAATATCTGATGATATCGTTATACCATACTCTATAGTAACATATGATGATAATTATGTCAAGGCAGTTAATAAACATCTCCTTGATATTCCGTATATACCTATGGATTTATTAATAGCTTTCTTTAAGTTAACTCAGCACTTATACCATAGTACATTATATAAAGATGATAATATCGATAGGTACTCAGCAGGTACATCAAAATCAATATCATTTACATCTCATAGAATACCTAAAGATATACTTGAAGTACTTAGTTTGTATATAGAATATTAAGGCTAATTATGGCAGTTAAGATTATAGACTTAAAAGATGATTATATAAAGTTTCGTACTAATTTAAGAGCTTTAGGTTTTAAAGGTGATTCATTAAATATAGGTGTTAAAGTAGCTGAAGATTTTCTTGATAAGTTTCATATTATGCAAGTTGCTAAGTTTCAGACTGCTAAAAATAAAGTAGCTAGATTAGAAAAAAATTTAAAAAAGAAATTAAGTGATCCGTTACCTAATAGTTTAAAAGGTAAAAGGAGACATTTTAATAGAAAATATCCTTATGCTAATTCAGGATCTTTAAAAGATTCTGTGCATCTGAAACTAGAAAAATCCGTTAGTGAGAAAAGATGGGTATATGAGTTCACAGGCATGGCGTATGGTAAAGATAATAATAGTTATGATCATGCTAATTTAACAAATAAAAATATAACTAAATTATATCCACACAAAAGAAAAGTTGCTTGGGAACATTGGTGGGATGAAGCAATGGATAGAGGACACTCTTATGGTATTGTAGGAGCTAAGGATTTAATGGAAAGTCTATTTAAGAAAGGACAATAGTGAGAGAAGAAGATTTAATAGATAGCCTATCTGATATATTAACTAATTTAAAAACATCTGATGATAAATTTGCAACTCCATTATTTAAAAAAGTTATTAAAAATAATATTCCAATATGGACAGCAATAAATGATACGCCATCTATTGCTTTTTATATTTCGCATACAGAATATACTAATAATAGATATAGTAATAATGTAGTTGCAGAGGTTGTAATATTTATATATAATAGACATAAAAAAACAGGATTATCGTTAGATGATATTTTAAGTCCTCTTGTTACTAAAACTAGATATGCTGTAAAAGAATTAGTTAATCAAAATGAAAATATTATATCATCCGATATAATAGAAAGTAATAAAGATGGTGGTACAATACTACCATACACGGTAGCTGAGCTTGTATTTCAAGTCGAATTCGTAGAGGAACCATTGTGTTAATACTAAAATGTGACACTAAGGTCCCACGAAATTTTTAAAATATAAAGGATTAAAATGGCATTACAAAAATCGAATGCTACAATAGCAGCATTTAAACTAGAACCTACATTTAAAGAAGCCGTTACCTTTGAAGATAAAGATGTTGTACCATATAACTCTTTAAGTTGGAAACCTGAGACTGATACTATAGAACGAACCTATTTAAATTCTAAAAGTTTGATTGCAGGTAAACCACTTCAAGGTAAATCAACAGCTAGTGGTTCTATACAACTAGAGGTAATACCTGATGCATCAGACTCAACTATACTTGTCGGAGATGTACTTTATCAAGTAGCATTAGGTAAATATACAGCTAATGGTGCTGAAATAGATTTAACTAATCATACAATTGTAGATCATATATCTGCTGCTGATGGTGATGCAGGAATGTATTATCTATCTGATGGTAGTGAAGCTATTCAATCTATGGGTGCTAAATATGTTATAGGTGGTGTAGAAGCTAATTCTGTCGATATTAGAGGAATTCTTATTAGCTCGCTTAAATTTACTTTCCCGACCCAAGGATTAGTAACAGCAGATTTCGAAATGGGTGGATCTACAGGGTTTATTCCAGTTGACCAAGGTACAGATTTAGCAGATTTCTGTAGTTCAATGACTCCACATGTTGCCAGAGGAATGACAGTAACTATAGATGGTGTTGCTGTATGTGCTACAGATTTGGAACTAACTATAACAAATGAAATAGCGGATTATGTGTGTGTTACACAAACAGGTGTCGGGGAGAAATCAGTAACTAAAAGAACAATCGAAGGTTCATTTAAAATTGCTTTTGAAAATCTTGATCAAATAAATGCGTATAATGCATGGCAAGAAGCTTCAATATTCGCATACTCTGTAACATTAGATGGTAAAGAATTTGCTATTGAGTTACCTAAGACACAAAGAACAAGTTTAGATTTAGCTGATGATAATGGTATATTTACACAAACAGTTACATTCTCAGTAATTGATGATTGTGCAAATGGGAATTTACCAATTAAGATAGCATCTAAATAGATATAGTAATTAAGAAAGGATCACTATGGCATTAACATTTAAAGCAAAAAAACTACAGGACACATTTACTTATATCCCAGAAAGTCAAAGAGGAGAAGAAAAACCCTTCTCTGTTGAGTTTAAAAGGATACCACTAGATGTATTAGCAGAACTACAGGATGAATCTATTGGACTATCTCAATCTGGTACTTATACAATTAATATAAATCAACAACATCTTAAGGCCCTTAAATATGCCCTTATTGGGTGGGAAAATATAGACGATGGTAAGAAACCTATTAAGTTCAGAATAGTACATAATCAAGCATCTGATGAATCTCTAGAAGTTCTTCCACCAGAGATTAGAGCTGAGATAGCTTCTGTTATTATAGAAGTTAGTAAAGATCCTGCTAGTGCAGATAAGATTTTAGGGAATGAAGATGGAGAAGATAAATAAAGATTTATTTCCTAAAAGTACACTATATCCTAAAGAGTATTCTTTTGAATCCTCTATTGGATATATAGACTTCAAAGCATTAACTTACAGAGAAATTGATAATCTCTATTCTAAGTATTCTATGAGACCTAATGCACTCAAAATAAATACTGTTAAACTCTCATTAATAGACTCTTCTATACTTCCTAACCTTTCTCAAAATATTATTGATAATTTATTTGATTTAATAATCTATGTTTCTACTCTAACAAAAGATGAGTTTGCTACTATAGAGGATGCTCTTCATATAATGAAAGAAGATCAATTTGAGGATAAAACTTTTAAATCATGTAAGTTATGTAAGGAAAGTGGCTACGATAAATTACGAAATTGTCCAATGTTAGATAAAAAATATCATTCTAGAGATGTGTTTTACTTAGTAAATAATAAAAAACTAAATGAATGTCCTATGGATAATATAAATAATAATGAAATGGTGTCAGACGCTATATCTGCTTATATTATGTATAAAGATAAGTTATTACCTATATTAGGCGGATTAACAGAACAGACTACATATTTTTTTAGGGTAGCTCCTATGGCTTATAGTATTTTATATCAACCTAGTTTAAAAGATATAGATAAATAGCGAAATAAAAAGGATTATATATGGCTTTAACAACTAATTATAAGTCAGTTCTAGATTTGGATTTTAATGTTCATGCTGAAAAGTCCGAACAAATATTAGATAGAATAAATAAAAGTATCTTAGATACTGAAAAGATGCTAGATAGGTATGCTAAATCTATTAATAGTACTTATGAAAAACAACTTCAATTAATAAATAGGATTAATGAGGGTACTATTAAAGAAAGGGAAGCAGTTTTAAAAATTAAAGCGGCGGAAGAGAAAAGATTAGCTACTGAAAAAAGTAGAATAAAAGTAAAAGAAAAAGAAAATATATTACAACAAGAAATAAATAGCAAAGCTCAAATGGAGGATCATTGGCTAAGAACTAGGAAGGAACTAGCTAAGTATAATGCGGAGTTAAAAAGTACCGATCATAGTATGGGAAGTGTATTCTCTAGAGCATTAGCTACTGTACCAGCTTTTTATGCTGCGTATTCATTATTAGATATGATTAAATCTGGATTACAGGCAGTTGTTAATGAAGCAATTCTGTATGATAGTACTATGAGAACATTAAGTGCTGTTACAGGAGAGAGCTTAGATGTTACAGCTAAACTATCAAAAGAAGTACTAGAGTTAGGAAATGTATATGGTGGGAACTTAAATGATTTAGCTAAAACATCTCAAGAACTTGCTAGAGCAGGTATTGCTACAAACGAACTTGCTAATGCTACTAAAGTTGCTACACAATTAGCATTAATTACAGGGGATAGTATACAAACTGCTACAAATGCTATAGTATCCTACTCACAAGTATATGCTAAAGCTAATGGTAAAATGATATATAGTACACAAGATTTAGGTGATAAGCTAGCGTACATGGCGAATGCTTCTAGACTATCTGTACAAGATATTGGGACGCTATCTAACTATGCTCTAGCCTCATCTAAATCAATAGGTTTAACTATAGATCAAGTTAATGGTCTTGCTATTGCTTTCGCTAATGCGGGTAATAACGCATCTACTATTGGTACACAAATAAGAAGATTTTCTTCTACATTGAGCTCTAACTCATCAGCAGTTAAAGAATTCTATAAAGCTATAGATGTTAATAGAAGTGAACTAATAAGTAATCTAGGTAAATCTAAGAATGGTACTGTAGAAGGCATACAAGAATCTAATAAGGCATTTGAAGAATTTGTAATGAAAGTAAAAAGTCTTTCTGAGAATGAATTTAGAAATGCTATTTATGGTATGAATGTATTAGATACACAATTCTTTACGCAACTACGAAACAATAGTGATGAAGTAGTTATGCATATGAAAAATTCATTTAGTGACTTGAACGGGGAATTAGATAAAACAGCCGTCATTGCCGATAGTATTAGTAAAAGATGGGAAAAAATGAAAAATAGGGCCCTTACTTTTGCTGAAAGTGATTTAAAAGAAGTTACAACAGTAGGTACAGGATTAGTTGAAGAATTACAATTAGGTTTGGGGTCAACATTTGAGTTACTAACTACCGATATATCTAAAAATGCTAGAAAGTATACAGCAGATGTTAATACTATAATAGCGTTTACTAATAAATTAAGAGATCTACAAGAAAAAGATAATAAAACAGATTCAGATAGAGCATTAATGGATGAGTATGCTGCATATGTTAAAAAGTATGAACTATTAAAGAAGATAAATAAATTAAAAATAGATGATAAACAAGTAAGTGCTGAATTAAATAATCAAGCTGTTATTAATGAAGTAATATTAGAAAGACAACAAAAAATAGTTGAAGCAGTAAATAAAGGGTTCTCATTAAATAGTATAGAAGTAGAAAAAATAAAAAGAAAATATGCTGGAGTTATAACATTATTAAATACTGGATATAAAAAACATCAGGAATCCTTAAAACAAGAACAAGCAAAAAAAGATATTGTAAATATAATAGCTGATATAAAAAAGAATAAAGAACTTAAAGCTGATGATGATATTATACAGAGTTTAAATAGACAAGCATACCTAAAAGCTGTATCAGCTGGGCTATCAAAAGAAGAAATACAATCATTAGGTATAGTAGTAGATGAACTGACAAAAGTAGAAGCTAAGCATATAAATATTAAATCAATACAAAAAGATCAGCTTAGAGACCTAGAAACATATAGTAAGTTAGTTAGAGATTCATCTGTATCTACTGATGATCCAATGTTTCAAGCTTTCGAAACTCAAATGTCAGATTTAATTAATATGCAATCTACATCATTGACAAAATATAAAAATGATTTAGTTAGGTTAGTTAATGATGCTAATAAATTGGATCTTAAAATAGCAGATCCTAAAGGGGCTATTGATCTATCAAAAGAAGTGGAAGAACTAGTTAAAGCTAATAAATATACAGAGGCTAATAAAAAATCAATAGAAGCAACCACTAAACTATACCAAATAAGAACAGATTTATTAACAGAAGAGAAAAGACTTGAAGAAGAAGGTGTAAGTAAAGAGGATGAAAGATATAGTAAACTTTTAGCTATACAAGAGGCTGTAGAAGGGTGGTTACGAGGACAAGCAGACTTAAATAAAGAATTACTTATCACAGATGAAACATATACTAAAGTAAATAAAAATGCTAGTAATGTAACAGCTGAAGTAAATAGAACAGCTCAAGCTATTATAAATGCTTCTAATAATACAATAGCTTTTTCTAATCGTATGAATCAATTAGCTGTCCAGACTCAAATGTTAGCACTTAAATGGGAAGCATTTAAAGGTAACTTAAAATCAACAGATTTAGGACAGATTAAAGTAAACCTAGATATAGATAGTACTAAAAAAGATATAGATGCTTATAGAAATGAAATAACAAAATTAGGCTCTAGAATGTTATCTGGCGATAGTAGCCCAGAACTCTTAAAACAAATAGATGATTATAAATATAAAATAGAACAGAAACAATTAGAATTAGGTAATCTAGAATTAAAAAATGAAGAACTTATCAGAGCAAAGAAAGAACAAACCTTATTAACCGATACTCAAATTAAGAATGTTCAGCTTCAAATAACAGCTGTGGGTAAAGATAAAATTACACAAGCTAAATTAGCAGTTGAGCAGGCAAAAGAAGAGTACAATACTATACTAAAAATAAATAAAGACAAAGGTGCAAATAAAGATACACTAGCCATTAAACAAAAAGAATTAGCACTTAAGCAAGCTGAGGCTAGTCTAGCAGATGCCCTAGTTAAATCAAATAGTAAAGCTACATCTACTACAAAATCTAATAATACATATCAAGCAGATTTAACTAAAGAATTAGAAAAACAAAAAGCACTTATTAAAGATATAAATAATATAAAAAATGGCGAACAGCAACTATCATTAAAAGAAGCATTAAATCAATGGGAAGCCAGTAAAAATATTGTAAAAGAATATGAGAAGTTTAAAGACACTAACAGATTAAAGTACGAGAAATCTGTAACGGCAGAACTAAAAGCACAAAAAAAGTATCTTGAGTTGGCTAAAAAAGAAGCAGAAAAGTATGCTAATAGTTTTGAAAGTATGTTTAATAGTTTCTTTGATGGAAATTTTGCTGACGGTATAAAAAATATATTTAAAAGTATAGGTGATGATATGATGAAACCTATGCTAAATGATATGTCAAGCTATATGAGTAAGCTTACATCTGGAATAACTAATAGTTTTAGTGGATGGGCTTCATCATCTTTTGGTAATATTGGAGGTAGTATAGTAAGTGGGTTAGGGGGTCTAGCACTAGGGGGTCTAGGTTCGTTGTTTGGTGGTCTGATTGGTGGACTATTTAGTAGCGAAGAAACGCCTCCTGAGTTAGAGTCTATGCATCTTACATCTGAAAGTATGGCAAAATCTTTAGACTTTATAAAAGAAGCACAACATCCACTCTTGAGTTATACTAAAAAACAAACTGAGTACTTAGAAACAATATCCAGAAGCTTTGGACGGATAGGTAATAATCTGTTAAATAGTGGGCTTGATTTGGGTGGTAACTTCTATCAGGGTAAATCAAAAGGTAACTTTTTTAGGACTAAAACTTACGAGTTATATGGTACAGATGTTAAGTTTGATGATGCTAGTTTTATGCAGTATATGACAGGTGATATCCAAGCAGCTTATGATGAAATTATAAAAAAGACTTATGATAGCTGGTTTAAACATAAAGTATCATATAGTACCCATACAACAGACATTAGTGATTTACTATCGCAAGACCTTGCACAAGCAACTAAGTCTATGTTCGATAGTCTTAATGCAAGTGGAGATTTGCTAGGGCTTGATACCAGTGGTCTAGTAAATGAAACCATATCTCTCGGTAAAATGGACACTACAGGTAAAGATGGGACTGAGATAGCCCAAATGATTGAAGATAGATATGCTGCCGAAATGGATAGAATAGTACAGGATATGTTCGGTAATGAATTGTACGACTTCCAAAAGGCAGGGGAAGGACTAGCAGAGACACTAAGTAGGGTATCAACAACTTTTGAACAAGTATCTTATAGCTTAGATATGATAGGACAAAGTGCTAGTTGGCAAAATACAAACTATCTAGCAGACTATTCTGGAGGACTGACAGAGTTTAATAGCACCTTTGATGCTTACATAGATGCATTCTATAGTGATGCTGAAAAGTGGGATATGAAGCAAAAAGAACTTACAGACTCTTTTGCAGCTTTAGGTGTGGCATTACCTGAAACTAAAGATGATTATAGAAACTTAATAGAAAGCTTTAGTATTACAGATGAAGCTAGTGCGAAAACATATGCTGAACTTCTTAAGCTTGCACCTGCTTTTGATGAGTTGAATGAGAGTATGGAAGATTTAGGAGTAAGTGTAAGCGAAGCTATGAAGTCTATATATGATGCTTATATGGGAGATTTAAGCTACTTTACTACACAGCAAAAGCTAGACTTCGCTGAAAAATCATACAGCTTAGGTTTTGATAGCGAAACATCTACACAAAATTATGAAGATTATCTTAGCTTGTTGAAACAGAACTCCACTAGAGATGAGTATATAGGTGCTTTTAATGAGTATATAGCAATGCAATCGGATGAAGTAGAAGATGCTTCAAATCGTGATTTGCTTAATGAGTTGATAGCTATAAGGGATGAGTTAGATGACCTTAAGACAGCTACACAAGATAGTATAAGGATGAGCTGATGGCATTTGTTGGTATTTTAAATAATACAGAATTTTATAGTGAACAAGGGTTCACAGACCTATCTCCTGAAATTGATTTTAGTCAAGATTATGATGATGGCACTATACTTAAAAGAGGTGAAAATCTCTTTAAAGTAAATAATAACTTATCATTTGTAAATAGTGAATTGAGTGTTACAGTAGATAGTGCAGAACAATACGAATATGCAAAAGATAACTTATATCAAATAGAGAACGATACATACTTAGCTATGTATCAGTATCCTGAATATCACGATAACCCAGTACAACAATGTGATGAAAGTTTATATCATGGTAAATTTTGTGATTTGTACGGTGATTTAACAAAATATGAAGTTGATGGAGAACATCATATCTTTACATTTAAGATAGACTGTTGTGATGACAATGGATATTGGCAATATACAGTAGTATCACAAAAGGTAAATGCATATACATTTAATGTTGTACTATTACAAAGACAAAAATACAACTGTGACGATAGCGAAGATGGATACCTTTGGACACTAGCAAATAGCGGTAAAATCTATATATTAGATACAAACAATCCTACACTAGACTATAGTAAAGTAGATGCAGATGATTGGATTATAAACTATAGAGTAAGTAGTGTAGCTAGACTTTATAGAATAACAAGAAATTTATTAGGAACAGAGTCTTACCCATTTAAAAAACTTCCTGCTTTTATCTATACTGGGAAAAGAAATGAGTTAAAACCTTTCGATGGGTACTACTCTGTAGCAAAAAGTACAGATGAGAGTATAAATAAAATATATGAAGTAAAAGCATTGAGTGATGCTAACTCTTTAATATTAGGTGGGATTATCGCTAAAAGTGTAAATATAAAACTACTTAGAGATGGTATGGTAGTACAGGAAAGTAGTTTTTATCCAGATACTTTAATGGATGGATATGGATTACTTGGTAGTTCAAATGTTACAACTATCACAAAGCTAGATATAAAGCAAGATGATTTGATATATATAGAGTTTGGGGATGGTGATGTAGAAGTAGGAAGCATAGAAACTTCTACTGTAGTAGATGATGGACTTACTAAATATAGTTTTAGTTTTAACTTTGTTAATTACAACAATAAAACAGAAGAGTTTGGGGAAGTTGAGTTAGGTACTAAACCACTAGTTGGTAGGGTAAGCATAACTAATGTAGTTGATTTTAGTTCTGGTCGACAAGTATATAATAGATATAAAAAACTACAACTACACAACATAATATATGATCCGTTTGATAGTTATATAAATCCTACAATGTCTAGCTGGGTACTTAGAGGATTTATAGAAGATGTAAAAGTGAACACTAAACAAGTAAATGAAGATAGCTATCCTGAGTTATTCAGCGTAGCAGTTAATATAAGAGAGATATTATGATTTGTTATGATAGTTTACCAAAAATAAATAATGTTTTTAGGAATACCATTTGCCCTATTAAGCTAAATATGTGTGTTAAGCTAGATGACTATAGCGTTACTACAGATGCTATAGTAGGCTATGGTAGGTATATGACGCCTGATAGGTACAAAGTAACACTAACATTACTAGCTAGAAACGAGACTGATATATCTCGTATCCCACAAATAATAAAAGATGGTATGTTCTATATAGATTTACCAATTACAGATGAGATTATAACTTATAGATGTGTGATAGATGGCGATGTAAAAGAAAAGTATCTAAATGAGCTTAATAGAGATTATACATTAAGTGCTACAGTACAAGATGCTAGAGATACATTTGGTTATCGCTTTCCACAAGATAACACTTATGTCAATAAATTTGGTACTACTTGTAGGTTTATAAAATGGAGAGAGCCTAGAGACCACGATACTATGAATGTGTTTAGTCCATATCCGTTTGCAGGTCTAACACAAAAAATCTTCCAAATAATAGATGGACATCTTATTATTGGTGGAGTTGATTACGGTCCTGTAACTCCCACAGATAAATTATGTTGTGTTAGTGGCAATAATGCTAGTCATGTAGATAATGCAGAGTTGTATCACGGAGTTCCAGAAGAAGGTTCAGTGGTATGTGTATTTGCTAGAGATTTAGATGAAAGCTACTATCCACCCGTGCAACACGATGATTGTGAAGCCGATAACAATATAGCAGTAATGCAGATACTTACTTGGAAGAGTATAGGGGATGGTAAAGTAGTTATGTATAACTATATAAATGGCTACTTATATGATGTACAAGAAGACTATGCAGATGTTTTTAACATCTATATAAGGGATGAAGATATGTGTTACATTTCTATAGTAGATGGCTATCTAAAAGATTGGCAAGTATCACTTTATAACTACAATTTAAGATGTGGTGATTGTGATGATGTATATAGAAGAAATAACCTATAAGGAGGATACATGATAGAACGATATGATGGCAAAATGAAAGCATTTGCAAGTGAGTATACTTGTAACTATAAAACGATTTTCAATATGGGTGTAGATAGTAGTACACTAGAAAGCAATATGACAGATGATTGGTTTAGAGGTTTTGAGAGTGTAGATAAACCTACTATACAAGATTGGAATGCATTTGGATACACGATAACTACCCAGATAAATTATCTGTATCAACAAGGTATATCAGAATGGAATAGTGAACAGGACTACTATATAGATAGTCTTTGTGTTTACAATGGTACAATTTATTTATCTACAACAGGAAGCCTGTCAAGTCCAAATGTAGGCAATACTCCAGATGGTGATGACATATGGTTAGCTTTATCCAGTAGTACAAGAGAGCCTATAAAAAATCTAATAAAAGATGATAGTTGTCATATTGGTGCTGGTACATTTGTTTGGGCAGATACAAGCAATGGCTCTTGGACACTACAACTAGATGATGCTAACAATTTTGAAGTGGTTAAGATTGTCGATTTTACAGGTTCTTTTGATACAAATAATTTGATTGTTGATGGTGGTGTAAACACCATAATGGGAAGTGATGATAGTTTTGTTATAGATGTAGAAAATGCAAGTGTAGAGTTGAGACTAATAAATGGTGATTGGAGAGTTGTATGAACTATAGTTATATGATAAAAAGACAGATCGATGTAGCTAATGTAGATGCTGATACATTAGATGGTAAAAATTCTACAGATTTTGCAAATAAAAATGGTGATACTACACAAAGTTTTTATATAGCAGATGGTGGAGAAGATGCACAAGCAGTATCTTTATCACAACTTAATAATGTAGAGGAAAAGATAACATTAAAAGTAGTAGATGATGTCATAAAAAACATAGATGATACATCTATAAAAACTACCATAAATGAACTGATACTGTTTGATGGTGCTGATGGTGGTACTGTTATAACTAGTTTAGGACTTACATTTACTAGAGAGGATGTTGGAAAATATACTATAACATTTGATACAGAAAAACCTGATACAAATTATATAGTAAATGCAACTGATACACTAGTAGCAAAAGTAAAATTAGATATAGCAAATAAAACAACAGCATCTTTTAAAATAGAAACATTTGATAACGATAATGCGAATGTAGATATAGATGTATGTAGCTTAGTTGTGATAGGGTAATAAAATGCTAGAAATAAGCAAGAGTAATTTTAGCGTTAAGTATGTTATAGACGCTGGGGCTATTATATATGATATGATGGTAAGAAGTCCAGAAAATGGACGCATAATAATAGTAGATGAAGATGGTACTAGAGATGTGTTTTTTGATGGTGAGTATGTTTTTGAAACGAAAGGAGAAGTTAGACTTTATGGTGAAAATATAGACTATTTTAAAACTAGAAATAGTGGCGATATTACATCTCCATACGACCTGTCTATACGAGAAGTATATATGTATAAGGCTGTAGATATTGTTAATATGAAATTAACATTCGTAAATCTAGCAGAACTAACAAAGTTGTATATAGATCCAGACTCTTTACAGAAATGTACACAGATGACTAGAATGTGTAAGGGATGTCGGAAACTAAAAGAAACACCATACTTACCTAAAACATATGCACTAACAGATATACAAGAAATATATCGTAGTGCTATGTACTATCAAAACACAAATGATGATGATTTTTATATGCTTCCTGTGTATAAATTTAATTATATGTACACAGAAAATGTAACAAATTTTGTAGGAGCTTTTGATTCTACTAAACTCAAAAGTATCCCAGCTATAAGTTATAAAAATGCTATTGACTTGAATAGTGCATTTGCTTATATGTATTGGCTTAAAACAGTTAATCTACATCTACCTAAAGCTACAAGCATGAAGCTATTGGTTAATAATTGTAGGGAACTATTAAATATAAAAGTTGTAGGCGAAAACATAACAAATGCTTATTCACCTTTTTATAGCTGCGATAACTTATCTAAAATAACTCTTATGTTAGACACACCTTTATTAAATGCAGTAGCTATGTTTCAATATTTAAATGATTTTTGTGTAGAGGGTGATTTTGCAACAGATGAAAATTGTGATACATCATCTATGTTTTATAGGGTATCTGGGACGAACCTAACACAAGATGAAATGGATAGTCTTAAAGCTGGTGGATATAGACTTATAAAAAGTTGTTAATAAATAAAAGGAGAAAAAGATGATAAATGAATTTATAGACGAACTAAGAAATGGTAGTTTGGTAGTTGTAAACCCAGCTACTGTTGGTAGTAGATGTGAAATAGCTAGTGCTATGACCCCTATGTGTTTGGACGAACTAAAAGAAAGTGTTATTGAGTATAAAGAGCTAGAGCCTATTGATGGGACATATATAGTCGATAATGGGTACAAGCTTGGTAGGTACACAGACCCTAGTATTTGTACTCGACCTTATATGTTAGATAAAGATGGCGAGTATATTGTTAGCGTAGACCACGATAAACACTCTATATTTTACTTCGATAAAAACTTTAACATACATTCTAAGTACTATACAGGTGAGAACAGTGACAATAGATATCCTAGAAGCGTAGCCATAACAGATACAAAATTGTATATAGGAACAGACTACAATAGACTACTTTGTATAGATAAAGCGACAAGAGAAGTTGATTGGGAGTTTGGAGTTTATGGAAGTAGAGGGAAGTGTGTAGATGGTAAAATTGGTGAATGTATGCAAGTGCAAGTACTCTCAAATGGTAACATCTTAGTAGGAACATATGATGGTGCTGGGGATGCTGGGTTGTATTACGGAACTTTAGAAGAATTTGATGCAGACGGCAACTGGATAAAAACACATCTGGAGTATGAAGGTACAGGGTTAGGTGTAGATATGCAAACAAAATATATACAATCTATAAGAGTGTATGATGATGTTGTATATGTAGGTAAGTTGGATGAAATAGATATATTTAAGTATGAAAATGGAGAACTAACATATATACAAACTATACGAAAACCAAGCAACTCAGGGGTAGATGAGCTAAATTTACGAGATTTTGTTATAGATGGAGATATACTATATCTAACAGCACCCAATCTCAAAAAAGTTATAGGGTTTAATCTAATAGACCAATCGGTAGATTTTAGTGTAGGTAAGTATAGTTACGAAAGTGTTGGTGGTATCCCACATGCTGGGAACGGTTTTAACTATCCGATGGGTATTGTAGTTGTCGATGGACATATTTATGTAGCAGATAGTAGCAATTATAATATAGTAGAAGTTTTCAAAGATGACTATATATATCCAAAATTTGAAGTACCTGTAAACATAGAATTGCTATACAGTTCAAATAAAATTGAGGATGACAGTACGGTAGCGACTCCAGTAGGTGAAGAACCTGCTAATTTACATATAGTGTATAAAGAACAAGTATGAGAGAGCTTGTTCTTTTTGTAGTAGCATATTTATTGGTAATGCTACTTACCCCTTTTGTGTTTATATATAAAGTTATAAAAGAAACTAATAAGAAAAATTATATAGAAACTTGTGCAATAGGATTTGACCAAGCTGGTGGTAGCGTAATGTATAGTAAAGAAAATTTTACAATATCATCATACACATATTATTTATGTAGGTATTGTAATAAAAAATGCTGGTTTATGAAGTTTATAGACTTTATTTTTGGAGATAAGCATTGTAAAAATAGTTACTTTTGGGAAGTAACTAAAGATAAGAAGGACTTAGAAGAGATATGTTAAATGATATAAATAACACAGTTACTACTAGCGTAAAAGCAGGAGCAAGTGCTAGTAGTTTTCTAGCTACAAACTTGGTTATATTTACAGATAACACATATATGTATCTAGCAATCACAGGTGCAGTTGTTAGTAGCTTGGGAGTTTTACACGAACTCTTTGGCAAAACAGGGGTGGATTATTCTGCTAAAAAGATTATAGCAGAGGTTATCAAAGGCTTTATTCTTGGTGTTCTCGCTATACCATTTTGGTTTCTTGTAATTACAGAGGGAGTTTTAGGGAATATAGTAGGCTTTAATATAGGGGATGTATCATCTTCCTTGGCGCTCATTATCTCATTCGCTCTTAGCTGGTACACAGTTCCGATCTTTGATTGGATGGTAAGCAAAGTGAAAATAAAGGCTAACAAATGAGTGGGATTATATTACTTAATATGATAAGCTTAGGGCTTTTATTTGTACTTATAGTTACAGGTTCTTGGAGAAAGAGTTACACTACAATCGCATATGTAGTGTCTCTTGTTGTCGGAATAGAGATAATGAAGTTTATAAATATAGATCTAGGTATCTTAGTGATAGTAGCTGGTGCAGTATTTAGCGTAGCAAGAGCTATTTTACAGAACCAAAATGATAGATTTTTAAAGGTTTAAGATGGGTAATATAAAAGCATTTATAAGTGCTATAATTTTGATAGGATATGTTGTTGGTTTTGTATATGTTAAATATTTAAAAAATGAAATAGAACATTTACAAAATGATATAAAAGTAGAAAAAGCACAAGCTACTTATAATTGTGTAAAAAAGTACACAGATAAGGAAATAGAAGATGTTAAAAATATTAAAGTTGTTATTGATGACGATAATAGCACTATTGATTTTGACGAGTTGTGGTAAGCCTGTTCCTAATGTAGAACCAGCAAAATACAAAGTACACACACTTAAAAAATGTGGTAAGTTAAAGTATGAAAAGCAAGGCGATAAACTTATACTTGATTATAAAGTAGCTAAGTGTTTAAAAAATAATCTAATAGTTTGTTGCAAAGATAAGAAAGCATTAGAGATTTGTAATAATGCGAATATAGAATATATAAAGTTATTGAAGGATTACATAAATGATAGAAATTAGAAAACTAAAACTTATATTTCCAGAATCAAATGATTACTTTATATATGAATTATATAGATATTTATCTGAGTATTCTAATAGCTTCAGACTTGATAATAAAGGTAGATTAGCAAAGTTCTTAGCACTAGCAAAAGCTGAGATATTTTTTAAAAATGGAAAACCTATACTTGTTGAAAATCTAAATTATAGCAGAAAACAACTTAAAAGATTTAGCAAAAGATTTAGAAATAATCCTAAACTATTAGATAAAGCAATGAGTCTAAAAGGAAAAGAAAAACAGAAATTCATAGCAATGGAATGGTATGGTACAGGGAAGAAAGCAAAAGCCCTTGGAAACAAATCAAAATACGATGGATGGAGATTTAGAGGTAGAGGTATTTTTCAAATAACAGGAAGATACAATTATGAAATTATAGCAAACTATGTATTTGAACATAGTGATATAGTATGGATATATGATAATGATGATGTTTTCAATAGAATAACTGGCTCTATGGAGTTTAATATTGTTAGTGCATTTGGTTTTTGGTCTTATCATAGAATGTATGATAAGAGTATAAAAAAATGTATAAAAACTATAAATGGTGGTCTTCCTTCATCAGAGATATATAAAAGAAAAAAGTACTATAAAAAAATATTGGCAATGATTTGATGTCATTAGCTTATATAAGCTTATCAAGTAGGTTTTTAATTTTTTCTAGGTGTTGTAACCGGTCAAGATGTTCTTGACGTGATGTATGATTTTTATTGTATTTTTTATTTTACGTAAGAATTGTAATTTCCAGTCATTAATACATAATGATGCATCAGGAAGAGTAAATTCACTACCATTTATTTTATTAAATTCTGATAATGCTTCATTATTTAGATATACTATTATCTTATGAATTAAATGTTTATCATATTCAATTGTCATAGCATACATATAATCTTTTTGGTAATTACCAAAACTCCAAATTACTTTGTACAGGTCCCAAACCAATCATTATCATTTTTATGTTTATGGAATGTTTCCCTATCTATAAACTGGTAATGTCTATCTTGTAATTTATTATCTTTTATATCCTTAAGTAATGATACAACTCCTGTATTAAGTTCATTATATACTACTATTTCAAATTGAGATACCTGCAATGTGTAAAAACTCATAGCCCTCTACCACCAAATAAATCTACAAAATATTTTACATTAGTATTTTCTTTTATTATAAAATCTATTATCTTGGGTGCCAATCTTCTTTTGCTTCCTAGATATGGCATACCCAATCCTTTTATTACATCATTCATACATTCCCTTTCTATTGTTTAAAATTAACTATCTTACCTATTATTTCTTGTTCATCTTCTGCCTCAAAGATATTATAGCTTAAAGTTTCTGTCCATCCGTCCCCATATACTTCTTTAGGTATTGCTCTTCTATATTCATCATATGTGTTAAGAATAAGCTGTTCTCTATCAAAAGCGTCTATTCCTTTATCGAATCTTACGACTGCTAGTATTTTAAAATCTTGGAATGGTTGATTTTTATACCTAGTAGCAACATCTAAATGTGTTATACCTAATTTATAATAAGTATTTCCATTTATATTAAATGATATATAGTAAAGATTGGATGGTATATCTTTCTTATCACCAAGTTGTTCCCGCATCCTACAAGAATAACAATTAAATCTTAAGTGATTATCTGGTGTCTGATAAATGCGTCCATGAATGGGACATATAATAGGCACCTTAGTTCTATTATTTATATAGTTAACATATCGATAATCAAACTTATCCCCATGTACCTCTTTCGCTTTCTTAATAAAATCCTCTGTGGTTAGTCTTTTCATATCTTTCCCTAATTATCTATTGGTAACTCTTCAATTATTATTTGTTTTGGTAAGAAGTCACAACAATAATATGAAGAACTAAATGTTATATTACTTCCTTGCCCGTAAAGTATTCTTTTATCGAACATCAATAATTGCATATCCTTATTAGCTTCTTTAAATACAAACTTACTATATTTATCATTAAGCCAAGCATTTGTCATTAATAAAGCGAATGGTTTATTAAACTTCAATGCTCTTTCAAAGATAAATCTTTTTTTACTAAAAGGTGGATTGCTTACCATAATATCCCATTTATCAGGTTCATATTCATAGTAGTCTTGTCCGTATTCTATATGGGAGTAAGTAACTGTGACAAATGGTAATTCTGCTATTAGTTTAACAAACTTACTTTCTTCTTTATCAAATGGGCACCACACTATTAAATTATCATATGGGTCTATCCCTTGTTCTTTTATGAATACATCATAGTAATACATCTCAATGTACTTTAAAATTGGTTTTACACCATAAGCTGGTGTGTAGCATTCATCATTCTTTCCTTTTGAGTATATCATATATTCTCCTTATACTATTCTTTAGGTACCCATCATAAGTTCTAACATTGATGAACTACCTATTATTTTCTCACCAGCTTCACCAAAGTCCTTAAAGTTAGACTTATAAAGCCACTTTGTCTTATTATCAAATAAACCTAAAGTTGTAGGTATTTTTTCTTTCCATTTATTAAATAATGATTGTTTATTGCCTAACATTTTTTCTACACCTGCATTATCATTATCCCAGCATAGTATTACTCTATCTGTACCTAACTTAATAGCTTCAAGTACCCAATTATCACTAGGAGTACGGAACCCTAAAGATGGTGTTGCAGCTACCCCTAATTGTAATAAATGAAGAGCATCTTGTGATCCTTCTGTTACAATTAAAGTTGATGTATCTATATTATTATCTTTCATATACTTACCAAATAAGATATGATTAGATGGTTGTATGCCAGTCGAGTGCATATACTTAGGGATAGACTTATCGGTTGAATTACCTATATACCTACCTGTATATCCTACAAGTTCATTATCTATATTATAAAAAGGAAATATAAGTCTATCTTGAAATCTACCTCTTAAACATATAAAAGCATTAATATCTGAAAGAAACTCTTTAGATAGTCCTCTATATTCATCAGGAAATTTATGTGCTGGTGGTAAAGCAAACACGGTATTCTTATCGTTAATTGTTTGAAACTTACTTTCAAGCTTGTTTATAATATCATTGAAGCGGGACTTAAGGTGTAAATCTTTAAGTTCTTGACTATCATTTGTAAAAGTTTTAGGGGATACATAGAATCCGCATGCTTTACAAGATAGCCACCCTTCCATTGTACTGACAAAGCAACTTTCGTTACTATCATCATGTTCAGGATTTGGACATTGACATAATAAATATCCGTCTCCTGATTGTTTCCATCTTAACTTCTGGGTATCTAACCAATCAGTTATTATTTGTTTAAACATAATATTATCCTTATAATTACATTTATCTTATTTAACATTCCCATATTTAAGTAATTTATAGTCCTCAAGTTGTAAGGTAGGGAACACATTGAAAATACTAATACATTTTCTTATAAAGTCTTCATAAGTTAAATCTGTTGGTTTACTATCAAGTGCTTTTTTAATAATTACTAATTCATTTGGTTTAACTTTATGAATAGGTATCGGATTCATCATTAGAAGATTATGGTGATATTGTGCTTTAACATCTTGGAACTTAGCCTTTGGGTGTATATGAAGGTTATACTTCTTTTCTTCTATTAATTTATTAGCTATATCTTCCCATTCATCTACCGGATAAGGTAGAAAGTGCTTCTTAAATCTTGCCTTGGCTATATTAACAAGCCCATAGATGGAATCTTTTTTCTGTCCTTTTAAAGCAGAATAATGTGGTAAAATATCAAAAGGTAGCCCATATAACTCTTCTACTTGTTCTTCGTGAGTATATAGTTCATTCTTAGAGTACTTTAAAAGGTGCGTATTACCTTTGTCAGTTCCTGTATTTTCAATCCTATAGTACCAATCTTCATCAAGAGAAAATAGAAGTATATTAGCTTTAGGTTTTAAAGTTCTAATAATGTTTGATAAATCATCTGCTTCTAATGTTGAATTTAAGTCTTGTAATGAATAACCTACATCATTAAATATTTTGGATAGGTTCATATAATCTTTAAGGAAAGCTTCCCTTTCTTTTTTATGCTTATCATTATCCCTTGATTGAATCTCTTTTCTTTGCCCTTTATAATCATGTTGCATATTTAGTCTATATTCTGATTTATTAAAATCACTTGCATATAGTACTTTTTTAAAGTTTATTTTGTTAAACTTTAAGGCATCTGCTATAGTCTTAAACATATGCGTTGCATGTTGTTTCCTATGGAATGAATTATAAGCTACCAATTTACTATCCACAATAACATAATCATAGACTATATTAGGCCTATTAATTTTCACATCTGGTATGTATTTATTTTGTTGTTCTTTCAATATTACTCCTATGTATTTATCATTTCTTTAATAATATCTTCACTTACATCAAACATCTCTGCAATATCTGAAATACTAATACCTGAATTAATCAAGGTTATTACATTATCTTTACTAAATTCCCCATGTATACCTAATGTAGCGTCTATTATATCATCTAAAAATCCAAACATATATTCTCCTTTTAATGCTATTTTAAGATCTATTCAATCTTTAATGTTATCAATCTTATCTTTCATAAGTTTAAATAATTCAGTATTTGAAATAGTTGAAAGTTCTTTTCTTGTATTAGCTGTTACATCAGAAATAACTTTGCATATTGAATATAAAGTAGCCTCACTTAATAATTCAAGTCCGACTAATGATTTTGTAAGTTCATCTTGAAACTTTTTCTTTGCTTTTATATTTAATTTATTTGATTGCATATATGTCCTTTATTTATTTTATATGTAGTATTATATCATATATAGTGTATATTTGTCAAGTATACTATATAAATAAACCTATATAGTTATCTTATAAAGTAAGGACTATCGTCCTATATATTGGGAACCTTTCGGTTCAGACTGATATTATACCATAAAAGTTATGTTTTGTCAAGTCTTTTTTGAAATTTATATAATATTTTTCAGGAAACTTTTGTAACAAAAGAAAATTGAAATTAATTTATATTATTATATAAAGTTTCCTAACAAGATATACCATTTAAAGCAACAGAATGGTACTTTAAAAGGCTTTTCTTTTAGTTTAGGTATCATAGGCTACCTAAGATGTAAAACCTTTCATATTTGCTTTTAAATTATTTATCAATTCTTATTCCGTGATACACAGGAAACCTAGGAATACCCCCATCAGTAAATTCGAAGAACCTTACTTCAGCTAACTGTCCAATATACTCATTTTTGTTTTTAAGTATTTCTTTTCTCTCATCTATTGATACTTTCATATTACATTTAAAAGTTGTATCATTGATTTTACATATAACTGTACCTTGCGTAGTATCTGCTTCATTAGGAATAACATCAACTATTTCGTAAGTCTCATCTATAAAGTCTTTATATTTAAGAAGCGATTTGGATCTTTTATTGAACTCATAATGTGTATTATCAGTTCTGACTATCGTCCCTTCATATCCTTGTGATAGGAATTGTTTATGCCAACCTTTAAGTTCATCTAATGAGTTAACTTTATATGTAGGTACTATTTCTATATTATTTTTATATATACATAAATTATAAAGCTCATCATATCTTTCGGAGAATGTTCCTTTAATAGAAGGCATATCATACACATAGTATTTAATCTTTTCTGTTTCATTTTCTTGATATTTTTTAACTCTTGAGATTATTTCTTGGAATGTCATTCCGTGACAGTATAATTCACCATCAAGTATATCTTCATCAGTTAAGAAAGACAAATCGATATGTTCCACTGTTGTAACTTCTCTATTCTTTCTTGAAAGTTTGTTTTTATTTGTCCCTACCATTCTTACACCATCTAGTTTAGGTTGTACATAACAATGAAACTCAATAGTCTTCTCATTAAACTTATTTGCTAGCATAGGCATAAGTGATGTATGCGATTTAGCTTCTTCAAGTGTTTCAAAGTACCCTTCTTTTAATTTCTTAGTAATAAGAGCTTCCATTTGAAGTATTGATTGTTCATCAGCAGTTGTTTCATTAGCTCGACCTATATTCTTAGCTTTACACTCTCTGATATTAGTTACTAATTTACCATCAAGTAAACCTGATTCTTGATAAAGAAGATGTCCTTTAGTGAACACTCTCAATATCCTTATTTTGTTCTTACTATCTTTTTTATATAATGTTTTCATGTATGTTCCTACTATCTATGGTATTAAATAATTTGTATATATCTGCCACTTCATTTATTACATCGTCACAAGATTGTTTAGTCAAATCTATAGTTAGTTCATATAGATTAAATGTAGATTTTCTATGGGTAAGTCTTGTGACAGGTAATATTTTTTTTTTTTTATATTTATCTAGCAAGTAAAATATTAATATATATTTATCAGTCTTACATCTAATACATTCTTGGTAGTATCTACCAAGAATATCTTTCATATTTTTATTATAAATTGTTTTCATATATGTGTCCTTTGTTATTTAAAACTTGTCCAGTCTTCGTCTGTAATTGTGCCATCTGTAATCCCTAATTTATAATTTCCTGAAATCTTTTCTTTTTGTGCTACTTGAATAGCCCCTGTTTTTGTGTATTGATTAACCCATAAGCAAGGATTAAATGTTTCTTCCGCTATTGGTTCTTCTCCAATAGATCTTAAAACATTATTAACATTATATTCAGCGTATTGTTTAAGTATTGTACTATTTAGTCCTAGTAATTGAGGATTATCCTCGAACTGATAATCTATCCATTCATAATCAGCATCTAAGGCATCTTTATATAATTTAATATACTTATCTTTTTGCTCTTCAAAAGCAAATGCCCATTCTGGATCTTTCTTTAATCTATTTATAAGATTAACAGTCATAGCGTAATGCATTATCTCCTTTATATTCAGATGAGGTCGTTAATCCCATCCCGCTTATTAGTAAGCTGCTGGTACTTTCATACCAGAATAGATCATATCATGAACCTTAGTTTTAGTGAAGGTCCCCTACCTTTTCCATCTCACTCGAGATGTACTCTACTTGCTTCTCATAATACCTATTTGTATTGTTCTGCGTTCGATGATCGTTACACATGTTTGTATTAAGTTTGTTAAATATAATTCTATCATTTTTTGTTAATCTATTATTTCTAAGCTTAGAAATAATAGAAGGGTCTAAATCAAATTTTCTTGCTATATCTGCGTTAGTATTATCTGCAAAGAAAGCATCTATAAGTAATGCCTCCCTGTCGTACATAAAATTATTTTTTGTACTTACATTAGCTACCTGATTCGGAAATTTTGTATCCCACACACTTTTCCATCTCTTTTTGTGTCGAATCAATGATACATATCTTGGATGTAAATTAAAAAGTATCGCTACTTCCTCGTTCGTTCTACCATCTATAAGAAGCTTAATTACTTGCTCTGCGTCATTATTTGTCAATTTAGCATTGTAGCAATCCTCGCCTTTAGGTACTTTGACTAACCCAGTAGTAATAGCGTGTATTTGGTTCTCAGATCTAGTTACCCATTCTAAGTTACTAATATTATTATTAGTTTTGTCACCATCTATATGATTAATATGTGGTTTATTGTATGGATTAGGTATAAAAGCTTCTGCTACTAATCTATGGACCAACTTTGTATGTCCTTTCTTATTATTATCCCTTAAACCAACCATCACATATCCAGTATTACTTATAGTAGTTGATAACTCTTTTGGTACTAGCCTATTATAGTAATTATATGATATTACTCTACCATCCGTAGTTATTTTATATTTATCGAAACCTAGTATTGTTTTGCTTTTCATATTCTCTCCTTTATATCAGATAGAATATTATATTACTTAATACAAATTTAGCACGGTATTGCCATATGCTTTCGCACTTAGGGTTCCACCGTTTAGATAGGTTTTATATCTATATGTTACCATATAGTTGGACTCAAAGTTAATCCAATTGAATCTTCTGTATCGCATCTGTTGCATTTATCATAATACCATTTTCTTTATATGCAAATGATGTAACAAATGATGTCTTAAACAATACTGCCTCTAGTATGTTCAATGCGAACAATGACATTACTATTGATTTCTTATGTTCATTTTCATTATATTTCTCTGGTTCAATATGTCTAAGATTATATCTTGCATTATGTATAATAGTATCTTCAAATGTATCAATAATATCTTTAGCTCTTTTTAGAATATTGTCATTAATAATTATATCATCAAATATCTCAACAATATCAGTTGGCATAGCTTTAAGTATTTCTGCATAAGTTGGACTATGAATTGATGTTTCGAAGAATTGGTGGGTACTCCACCACAGCTCAAGTTGAGGATTTGTAGTTACTGGAGAGAATACCTCAGCGACTGCTCTTCCAGCTATTGAGTCAAGAAGTGTTTGGAATTTAAAGTTTTTAAGATATAAGTTCCTAAGTTCGGGAGTCATCTTCATAAAATCTTTTGCATCTTTCTTGTAAGGAAAATCCCCTTTGAACCACATCAGTCCTTGTGCATTGTCTGTTAGTTTTTGAATTCCTTGTTCGATATTTAAATCGTTCCTTGCTACATTCCTACCAGAGCCTAAGAATAAAGGCTCATTTGTGAAATCTATGTTGTTTGGGTTAAATAAATTATGTACTTCTGTTGTCATGTGTATCCTTTTATATTTTATTAGTTAATCAGACTGAACATCCACCACCAACACATCCTTGTTCACTTGTGTCGTCGGCATCTTCTACTTTTGTATTCTGATAATATCTTGCTTTAGCACCATAGTATTTAGCGAAGAATAAATCTGATATAATATTAGATGCATATACTTTACCATTATTATCTGGTGTATAGAAAGTATTCATAGATATTCCTTTATCTATCCACTTTTGCGTTATTGCTACATGTTTAATGAAATCTTTATTTATATCTCTATCATAAGCAAAGTCATAATATTGAGCCAGTTCAAGTGCTTTAGGTGCATACTGTTTTAAATTAACTCCTGATTTATCTTTAATTGTGAGCAAATCTTTAATAGGTTCTAATGAGGTTGTTTGATTAGATGGTACGGATGAACTTTCCGATGGTGGAATACAAGATAGTCCACAGTTAGCTGCTCCGTGTTTTATTAATTCCCCTCTTAAATATTCCCAATCTAAATCATATGCTCTATTTACTAATTCATCTACTGTTTTCTTATATCTATCAATAGGTAAGAACTTGTCAATATCTACCTTGCTCCTAAATAAAGGAGCTTCCCCTACTTCTTTTGCTAATTTAATAGATGCATTTATTAACCCATAAGCAAAATGTTCCATATACTGATCGTGTAGTTCTAATCCTTTTGTATGTCCATACCTAACTTTATTTTTAGCTAAGAAATATGCATGATTAGATATACCAATTCCTATATCTCTATATTGTTGTACAAAAGCATTTGCTTGAGGCATTGGATGGTTTTGTTTAACAGCTAAATGTGTCTGTAATCTAACCATTAGTTCAGTCATTAATGGTAGCTCTTCTAATGAAACCTCTCCTTGATTAATATTACCTAAAACACATACACCTATATCTGGACTATTTGGGCTATTTGGATCTAATGGTTTTGTAGGGTGGAAGACCTCTTGACATATATTACTTTGTGGTATAGCTTCCTTATAAGTAGTGTTATAATTAGCTTCATCAATATTTACTAAATAATATGCAGATGTTTCTGTTCCTTCAGTCGCAAATAATTTAAAAAAGTGTCTTGCATCTACTTCATCTTTTGCTAAACCTTTTTGCTCACATTCTTCGTAGTATCTTATAAACTCTTCTTGATCCTTGGCATAAAATAACTCATTAAGTTTTGGACAATCTCTTTTAGAGAATAATGATAATTTTTTTCCTTGTTTAGCTCTATCATATACAAATTGATTAACCTTTATACCATAAGATAAGTCATTAATTCTGTCCTCAGCAGGCATTCTTGGAGATTTAAGTGCCATAATAGATAATAGTTCAGGATCATAAAAATTAATAAAAGGTGTAGCACTTCCTCTTCTACCGTTTTGAGAACATTTTCCTATTGTAGTATCTATAGATTTAACAATAGGTAATTTACCTGAATGAGTAATTAATCCATTTTTGACTTTATCTCCTACTGATGCAACATCAGCTATATCTACACCACACCCTGCAGATTCAACTGTATGAAGTACCAACGCCTTATCTACTTCGTGCCACGATGGTATATTATCACCTAATCTTAAAAGAATACAAGACGCATAAGCTGTAGAGTTTGTTCTTAATGCTCTCATCTCAGGCGATGGAAGAGTAACCTTAAATGTAGATAAGGCTTCATAAAGTGTTTCAATCCAAAACATTCTATTCATATGATAGTCTTTAAATGCATCCATAGCAATTAACATATAAATAAATTGTGGTGTTTCTGTTGGTTTCATATCTTTTATTATTCCATAATTTTCACATACATATTGAATACCTGAGTATGTAAAATTAAAATCTCTACTATGTTGTATTTTAGAATTAAGTTTATCTAATTCCTCATCACTAAAGAAAGCCTTAACAAAGGAGTAACTTATTTCTTTATTTTCTTGTAGCTCTATAAACTCTTTAATATGCGGAGGTTCAATACTATTAAAAATATTTTTATATAGTTTTTGGATGTATAGGTTTTTAGCTACTGCGTCATACCCAATATTTTTCAATGATGACATATCATTGCATGTCTTAATAAATGTATCATGAATAAAATCAGTAGAAATACCATCGAATAGGTGTAATTTGGCCCTCATCATAATATCTGATACTGATACATTTGGAATACCCTCTGTTGCCCATTGAAGCGATTTAATTGCTTTATCTAAATCTAATGGCTCTAATGTACCATCTCGTTTCCTTACTTTATAGTTCTGCATTCGTATCCTTTCTTTGCTATTTAAGTTCTTTTATAAAATCAATATTAAGATAAATCTGTTCAAGCGTTTCCTGTGTAAACTTAGGGGATTTATCTTGTTTAGTTAATACAAGTGTTCTATCATCACACACTTGTAAAATATCAGTTAAATTATCTACACTCTCTGCTTTAAATGTTGGTACAAGTCTTATATAATTAAAATTATGTTTCTCTAATTGTAGATCCAATAAGAACCATCTTTTAGAAAATATAATATCATCTATATACATATCTGATATGTATATTAAATCATCTTTTAAATACCCAGTTAGCCAACTATTTAATGGTATCTCTAGTTGTTGTAGTTCATCCTCAATGTGTTCTTTGATGTGTATTCTCTTACCTTCTAATGTTGTCACTATTGTCAATCCGAAGTCATTATATATATTAATTCTTTGTGTATTTGATGGAAGTAATTGTACATAACAAGGGAATGATGGAAACCCATAATCTATTGGGTACTCATTCCTTATAGTAAAGGATTTATAGTCTAAGAAATAAATATCTTTAATAGTTATCAGTAGTGATCTGTTAAGAATAACTGAGTAAGCCTTCTGAGATGGACTATCAAGACTCCTCACGTAACTTAGAAGCTCATCTTCATAGGTTTTATCTACTTCAAATTTAAATAGCTTTCTTCTAAACATAGGAAAAGTATCAATGGTTGGTATAGTAGGCTCTGACTTAAGGATTACATTGAATCTTTCTGATAACTTAAATCTATACTCAGGAGATGTTGCTAATATTAATAACTGTACAAATAATGTGTCATTTTTATTCTTTTGTATGAATTTTATTTGTTTGTTTTTTGTATCCAATTCTGATAATTTTAATAATTTTATATGTGGTTGCATTTATCCTCCTATTGATATATTTATGGTACCTTCTCTACATTATCAAGTTCCTCTAGAATATCACTTATTTTACTTGATTTATAATTACCCCATTTAGGTATATAATTAATAAATAAAGGTTCTGGCTTATTATCAAACTTAGTTTTTAATCTACCTACTAATTGATCCACATTCTCTTTAGAACCTAAAGCCATCATATTAATTACTAATGATAGCCTTGGGATTGATACACCTTTTAACATTACATTAAGTCCTGTAAATATTTGTATTTTGCCATCTTTTACTTTTTGGATATTCTCGTCTTGTACCTTTTTATTCCTTGCTTCACTATTAAAAACGCAAGTAGTGTAGCCTAATGTTTCAAATAAATTAGCATAATGGTTCTGTACTTTCTGCGATGGTGTAGCTAACATAATAGTTCTATCAGAATACTTTGATACTAAATTAATTATGTCATTGACAACTTCTTTCTGTAGAAAATACTTATTATAACTAGCTGATGGATTAAAAGTACTAGGTTTATAACTTAAAGGAGCTTGATGATTATACCACTTAACTGTCATATCATTTGGATTATATCCTACTACCTTAATTTCTCCGAATAAATCAAATAATACATTTGTTAGACCATCTGATGATCTACTAGGAGTTGCTGTTAATCCTAGCCTATACCTTGATGGAAAAGATTGAATAATTCTCTTATATGTATTAGCAGCTGATACATGAAGCTCATCTACAATAACTAATCCATACTTTAACTTGATTTGTTTTGTAATATCGGGATTTTTATTTAAAAACTGAAAGGTTGTGATTGTTATATCATAATCATTTAAATCCTTATCTAGTATTCCTATATTTGCATTTGTAAATGTTTTAATATCTGATATAAATTGATTAACAAGCAAAGTTTTATCGACTAATATAAGCGTTTTTTGTTTTAATTTTTGTATAACAGCTGTGGCACATATACTTTTACCAAATCTAGTCTTAGCTTGTGCAAGACAGTTAATATCATTTTTAAATACATCTAAAATTAAGTTTACAAAAGGAACTTGATAGTCATATAAAGCAATCCCATTATTGAAATTAAATGATGTACTTTCGTTTGTTATTAGATTATACTTTAAGGATATATTTGGAAATATGCTTTTAAATTTATCAATGTTTCTAGGAAACCAATATTCATTATTTGTAGTATAATAATTATGTACTACCTCCTCACCATCATAGGTTATTTTATTGTACATATAGTGTTTAAGGTGGGTATTAGATACATATTTTTTAGGTATCTTAATGGTACCACCGACTACTGCTTCATGTTTCATAAAGAATCCTTAAAATATCTTGGATTCCATCGTAAGAGGATGCTAAAAATAATCCATCAATAGATTTAAATATTCTATTCCAGTTATACATATTTTCGTAGTTAAAAAGAATAGCTATTCCTCCATTAGCTACAAACATAAGACAACTTTCAAGTTTATCATCGATAAGTATATTAGGTTTGCCATTATCATTTATTGCAAAGTCATATTTATAATATGTATGGATAACATTTGAAATACCATAATATTTATAAATATGTTGATCCTTGAATGTTTTTGTTTTTTCGTCTTTAGTCGATGTCAAGATGGTCGTATTGTACAACCTAGAAACCTCATCAAAGAAGTCTATCGAACCTTGAATAGGTTTTACTTCGTAGTTACCTGAAGTATAAGGTAAATTTTTCTTAAAGTATTCAGTTACCTCATATTGAGTATTAAGTTCTTGGAAAAACTCCCATCTATTTATATCCTCAAACTTATAATTAGTATTATATGTACCATTAACCCATTTTATCCACTTAAAAGGTAAATCATTGAGGGTAGCATCATAATCAATGTATAAGTTCATATCTTTATTGTTCTTCATTTATTTCCTTTTATTTCAAACTTAGGAGTTGTATCATAAATACATCTATGTTTCCTAAAAGTTGCCATTTTATATTTTTATTGTTAGCTCTAGGATGATGATAGTATAATCTATGAATATAAGTACAAACTAAATCGTACCTCTTAATAGATAAATAGTAGGAGATAGATAAAATCAAATCATCCATATATTGATATGTACTATTTGATTCATCTTTATTTTTACATTTAAGTAAATCATATATTCTACCAATTAAATCATATTTTAAATCATAATCTTTTATATCCATAAGTATGTCTGCATAAATTGATAGCCGTACCTGTTTAGTTTTACTTAAATTATCCATCTCTATCCTTTTTGTATTAAGAAAGTTAGCTACTTTTAGGTATGTCTGGGTTATACATATCTAAAAAGTTAAATGTTTCATCACCTTTATGTGGATATAGGTTATTTTGACGATATTGAGATGTTCTTAAAATAGATATTAAAAGATCGTCTTCTATTGTATTTAAACTCCCTCCTCTATATCTAGCTATTAAATCATTGGTAAAATTGAAAATAAGTATATTATTTATCATAGTATTCTTACTATTTTCAGTTAAAGTGTTAAATACCTCATCTTCTTTACTTAAAAGTTTATATGCTAATTTAAATAACATATCATAGTTGATTTTATTTTCTAGTTCTGGGCATCTTAATCTAACATTACTCTTAAAATTTTTATAATCTAACATTTTTTTCCTTTTATATTATGTGTATTATATCATATAATTACTTATAAGTTACTTAGTTGCTATCTTGTAATTTGTAGAAAATCATCTATTAGGTCTGATGCTAATGGATAATTTCTTTTAAATAAAGAAGTAGCATATATATCTGAACATATTATTGTAGTATTACCATTTGCTTTATTTAATTTAATGAGGTTTGATAATACTTTATCTGAATAATTTGTAGAGTTAGCTAATTCTTCACCTACATCATAAATATACAATACATTACTTTTAACTGTACCATTTCCACCATCAAAGACAGCCGAGAAGTATTTAGGATAGTCAATACCATATATATCACTAGGGCTTTTTGTTTCATCCTCTATAAGCCTATCTAAAATGGCCCCTTTATCTCCATGTAGAAACACTGTCTTATTTCCTTCACTCAATTCTATAGCCAACCTATTAAATTTAGCTGGAGAATATAAATGTAAATCCTCCCATTTAGTATCTATAAGCGTCAATGGGATATTTTTTAATTGTAGTACTTGTTTATTATCCATTTTCTTCCTTGTATTTATATATTCTATTATATAGGTATAATATCATGAATCTCTATATAAATAAACCTATATAGTTATCTTATAAAGTAAGGACTATCGTCCTATATATTGGGAACCTTTCGGTTCAGACTGATATTATACCATAAAAGTTATGTTTTGTCAAGTCTTTTTTGAAATTTATATAATATTTTTCAGGAAACTTTTGTAGCAAAAGAAAATTGAAATTAATTTATATTACTATATAAAGTTTCCTGACAAGATACACCATTTAAAGCAACAGAATGGTACTTTAAAAGGCTTTTCTTTTAGTTTAGGTATCGTAGGTTATCTAAGATGTAAAACCTTTTAAATCATCTTATACTTCAATATAATATACTTCATCTTTTATTAACTTTTTAAAATCTTCATATTCATCATAGGTATCATCCATTTGCTCTAACAGATATCCTAAGTTATATCGAGCTGTACCATCTAAGTCATTTACCATTATAGGCGATGTATTCCGTAGTAAATCTAGTGCTTTCCTAGATAATACTTGATTAATTACTGCTAGTTTTACTATTATGTATTTCATTATTTATCCTTTTTAAAGTCTTCTTCTAATTTATTTAAGAAATCTTTTATTTCACCCAAACTTGCATTATTTGCTAAAGTTTCTTGTTGTTTCCATGAAAAACCAAAATCAAGTTCAGCTTTATTATGTACTAATTGATCTTCTTTATAGTCTTTTATCATTTCTGATATAACTATTTCGTTAGCTTTTTGTACTATTATAGGATCGTTCTTAACTTGAAGATATACAGCATCGTGTATAGTTAAGAATATATACATATTATCCTCTAAGTTTTCATCTTCAATTCTTTTTTGAATCCTATTAATAGCTTTCATCATAAGTTGTCCTGATAATCCTTGAATTAATGCATTACAATAAGATCTTTCAGCTTTTTCTACTGATATCTGTTCCTCACCTAGTAATTCATGACATCTTATTATTAATCCATGAGGTGTTCTTCCTACTCCTTTATTATCTCTAGCTTCTTTCAGATACTTGTCATAGTATTTTTGTACACCACTATAAAGTTTGTGGTAATTATCTACAATAATCTTAGCCTCATCTAAAGAAATATTTAAAGAATTTGCTACAGAATGTTCAGTTGCTCCGTAAGCAAGTCCAAAAGTTACGGCTTTAGACAACTGTCTTAAATCTGGAGCTTCTTCTTTAATTATAAAGGATTCCTCAACTGTTATAGTATTACCGTAAGGTAATCCTCTTTCCTTTAATTCATCAGCAAAGTAGCTGGCTGTATTAAAAGAATGCGAGTCATGTCCTTCAAGGATTACTTTACATTTTGCATCATCTCTTGTTTCTTCCGCACCTACTCTATCCTCCAAAGCATTAAAATCAGCTCCCGCAAATAGGTAATTATCTTCAGCAATACAAACGTTTTTAATAAGTTTAGCATAGGTTGAACCTGAAGGCCAGGGTGTTATACAAGCGTGTAGTGATATAACAACCTATACTATATTATAAGGTCTATCTATTACTTTATATTTATCTAAAAGATAATTAACATGTAATGCTGCCTCTTTTTCGGTATTAAACCGTTTCTGTCCTATAGTTTTATTATTGAGTCTTAGTGATCCTATCCATTTCTGTCTACTCTTATCATAGCTAACATTATGATAGTTTGAGGATTTACCAATCTTTAATCCCAAAGTAGGTAAATTATACTCCTTAAGTCCTGTTGTTAAGGCATGTATTTTATTTTCACTGGATGTACACCATTCTAAATTATCTAGTCTATTATTTAATTTATTCCCATCTTTATGATTGACTTCTAATTGTTCACTATTATCTACTGGATTAAATGTTAACATAACTAATCTATGAACTAAATAATTTTTATTCCTAATTGAGACATCTAAATAACCACTATTTAATAAATGTGGTCGTAGGTACGGTACTTGTATCCCTTTAATTCTACCATAAGTTGATATTAAATATCTAGTATCAATAGGGCATTCTTTCCATTGTTCAATAATATCCTCCTTTAATTTTTATTTAATTGCTTGTATCACTCACAGTCTCCTATGAGATCGGACTATATCTTCACCCTTAAATAAGGGGATCACCACTTCGACGTCACTACTCGTCTACTCCTAAAAGGATAGTCTCTGAACCTTTACCTTATCTCGCACTTAGGTACTTGGCTGCTGATTGTCTCTATTATATGTATTTTTAGGGGCCGTTAAGTCATTTCTGCTTAATATCCTAACATATACCTAACAAGATGTTCCAGCAATTCGATGATTTTACTATATCATATTGCTATGATATGACCCACCATTCTAGGTTTTGTAAGTTTGGATTTGAACTACTAAGTCTTCCAGACACTGTACCATGAAGTTTAAAGTCTCCATGTACTCTATATATGCCTTTATCATCTTGAACAGAAAGTTCATCAAATGCTTTTAAGAATGTACCTGCTACTTTAGACGCATCAGTTATATCTTGAAGTAGTTTTAATATTCTTAATTTATGTTCGTCTTGTTCCTGTTCCCTATATTGTTTCATGACATCTTTACCTACTGATGGATTACCAGTTTTCTTAGATGTTTCAAGAACAGGATAACCTAAAGTATCAATAAGAAGCATCACTTTATGGTTCGTAGAGTTAGGATTAAATTCTACATCAAAATCATCCACTGTTTTCTGTTTAACATGTGATGAGTTATATTTAAACATAGCATTATATTTTAAATCAGTTACTACTTCTTTAATCTCATCAAAACTTCTTAACTCTTCAAGTGACTTTTCTATCAGACTATTAAGTTCCTCTTGTGCTTCTGTAAGTTTCTCTTTATCAATTATAAGTCCTTGATACTTCATCTTAATAAGAGTCTTAAGGGATGGTTTATAATAATTAGTAAAGATATCTAATTGATCTTCCTCTATTATCTTCTTAGAATACTTATTATACGCTTCAAATGTACCTGTAACATCATACACATTATATGTACCAACATCTTTAAATGAATACTCTAATAACCTATCCTGTTTGATATTATTATCATATTCTCCATATATATCAAATAGTTCATCTTTAAGGCCTAAACTGACTCTTTGTAGCCCATTAACACAAAGGTATTTTAGGTGCATTACATCAGTGATATTCCAATTATTAACAATATCATTAAGTCTTTTTCGTTCATAAACAGAAACATCCATCAAATCCCTTAATATGAATGGAACATCAAATATAGCGTTATACCCTAATTGCTCGCCTTTATACATAAGATAGAAATTATATAATTCTTCTCTGATCTCCTCATATTCTGATGAATATTCTGGACAAGTAGCAAAAGCATATCCTTTAGTTGTACTTGTAGCTAACGCAACTGTGATAATCCTATCTCTTCCTAAAACTAAACCTGTTGTTTCGATATCCATAGCTAGTTTAGGTTCTTTAATAAGCCTATCAAGTACATCTCTTGTTTCTTCTAGATTATCTATAAGTTTTACATCAATCTTATCAAGGATATTGACTGTATCTTTATAAGTACCATTAAGTACACTATCTAAACATTCTACTGATTTATTTAGCTCAGTTAATTTCTGAGGTTGTGAGAATAACATAAAGAAGTTAAGAACAGGTACTATCTTATATCCATCTAGTTCATTTATACCATCTAAAGCTTTTCCTAAAGATGCCATAAAGTGTTTTGATCCTGTTGCAAACTTAAAGAAATCTGGGTTGGTGGTTGCAATAGTAAGCACGCCATTATTCTCAGCTATCTCTTTCAATTCTTTAACATTTTCAGTATAGTGTACTTTTTTATGTTTTCCTGTTTTCGTGTCCAAGCTTAAAGCATAATATAAAACTGATTGTTTATTACTATCAGAAAGTTTAGCCTGATAATTAATCATAAGTTTGGTAATATTTGAATGATTCATCAAATTAGGATTACCAACAATTATAACTTTTGGATTGTTTGATTTATTAATTAACATTTTTCTCCTTTTACTTTAGTGTTTCTTAGAATCAAAGTACCAATAATACTGTAATAATGTATTAGCAACAATAGCAATCAATGCTATATGTTCGAATGTACCCCAATTCATTTATTAAACCACAATAGAATAATAAATGGAATTATGATACCAATAGTTAAATCTAATAGTATCTCCTTATGGTCTAGTTTATCTTTCTCATCTATCCACTCTATATACCTTAAAAATTCTTTCATATTATATCCTTTCTTTATATTTGCCCTAAATCTTCAAATCGTTGTATATCCAATCTATCAGCTAATCCTACAGAACACTTAGTGGCATTTCTAGCTTTAGTAACCACCATTTCAAGCAACCCATCAACATCAGGTGGACGATAAATAAGTAATGCTAACGATGCCGTATTAAGTAACTCAGTTGTTCCCCTTGTTCTCATTTTTAATGTACCATCAGTCTCCTTTTCGATATCAATTTGTGTAGGTAAGATAACAACAATACCTAACTCCAGACATAGCTGATTTAAATCCCTAACGAAAGTTGCTTTTGATTGCCAAGTTGATCCATCTGAATTTGCTTTAGCAGAAGTTAAATTAAGATAATCAATAACAAATAATTCCACATTATGCAATTCATTATAAGTTCTTATTAAACTCTCAATCTCAGTAGGATCGAATACATCATCGAATATGAATATATCTGGTGATGTACTTGATGATAATTGCTTCCTTCCTTTATCAAGTTTATCTTTAAGTTCTTTTGATAGTGGTTTTCTAATATCATCAGGCAGTAAATCATTAAGGATATCAGCTAGTGGTACCTCACAAAGGTTTGCTAATAATCTAGCTTCAAGTAACTTAGCTGGTAGCTCTAATGAGAAATAAACAGATGATCTTCCATTTTTCCAATTATGTATACATTCTTGTGCTGCGAAAGCTGACTTACCTACCCCTGATGGGGCCCCTACAATAGTTACACCACATAGTCTATTACCTGTTTTATTAAGTGTAGGGAAAGATGATGGTAACATAAAGATATTATTATCAATATCTTCACCTAACTTCTTTGCTTGTTTTTGTGAGGTACTTGATACTACCTTAGTTAGCTCCTTAGTTTTACTTGCTAATACATCTAAGTCTTTATTGATAGCAGCATCAGCAATTTCTGATAAGGAACTTTCAACTTGCGTTAAAGCATAATTTACCTTTAGATTCTCAATTACTTCATTGGCACTTAATTCTGTCTCTAATTCATCAACAGTTGATAAGTACGCTTCACATTTAAGGTATTCAGAGTTACCTAGTGATGATTTAAGTAAAGTTGATAAATCTTGCCTTGTTATGTTATTGTTTCTTTTAAAGGCTTTTGAGTAGATTCGTATTATTTGGAACACCAAAGGATTCTCTAACCACCCCAATTGAATATCATTAGGTGATATATTTCCTTGTAACAAATGGTATAGTAATAGTTTTTCCATTTAAGCTCCTTGCTTTAATCCATTGAATATATGTTTTATTACCTCTATAGTCCAACCATTACCAATGGCATGACATCTGGACGTTACTCCTAGCCCTTTAGTGTATCCTTCAGGAAGTGTTTGAAGTCTTTCCCATTCTAGTGGACTCATAAGTCTAACCTTTGTTTTGTCCTCATTAAACAAATATTGATATGCATGGGATCTATTCGTTGTTAATGTGTTGGATTTTGGGTTATTTACCCAATTTAGACCATCTGCTCTGATAGTATTCCCATATTTACCATATATGAATTTTGGAGGGTCTCTCCAAGGCTCTTTAAGATCCAATATATCCTTAAAGATAATACCTCTATCTTCAGGTAAAGTTACATTAGGTATATTAGTCCAATATAACCTCTTCCTTCTTTGTGCAGACACTAATGCACTATCAATCATTAGAGGTTCTACACCAAGTAAATTAGTTATAACTTGCTTTGATTGATTATTCATTATAACATTCTCTAACATAAAATATTTAGGTTGTATTACATCTAAGGCTCTTTTAAACTCAAAAAATAATTTACTTCGTGGATCTTCTAAGTTCAGTCTTTTACCTGCGAAACTAAACCCCTGACAAGGACTACCTACTATAATTAAATCAATATCTTTATAATCTTCGAAATTTATTTTTGTAACATCTCCAATATATATAATATCGTCCCAATTATTTTTAGAAATTTCTATAGCTTTCTCATCAATCTCAGAAGCATAGTAGGTATCTACTTTAATACCTAACTGATCTAATGCTATTCTCCCACAAGATATACCATCAAATAAACTTAAAACTTTCATATGTTACCTTTATATTTCTTTTGTATAAGCTAAAATTATATCTAGCACTTCCTCATCTGTATGTGGTAGTTCTTTCCAGTTACTTAAATAATCTCTACTATACAATACCCAAGCCTTATGTGCTTCCAGTATGGGTATAAAATAACCTTCGTTTTCACATACATTAACGATAACATCTAAATCATCAAGATGTGGTTCATAAGGCGGTAAATCAATAGCATCTCGAAGGCATTTAAGTTTTATTATTGAAGCATTCATTTGTTTCCTTAAAATGTCTTCATATTCTGGAATGTAAATCCAATAGTCTACATCAATTTCGATATTAGGATTATCATCCCACTTAAATCCTTCTAGGACTATTGAATCCCATAAGTTAATAAACCATTTATATGCTTCGCTATTGAAACCTAAAGCTCTTACCTCTAAAGCATCTACAACACCATCATATGGACAATCTTGTTGAAGTATGGTGTAGTAGTCTATTTCCTGTAATTTACATTTTCTTATTATCTTATAATTTTTATCTTTATCTTCTTGGATTTTCATATGTTATCCTTATGTATATTTTTATTTATATCTACCAATTCCGATAATCTAAATGATACAACATTATATAGGTATTTAAATAAACTATCAGATGAGTTATTGATAGATAAGAACTCCGTTAATTCTTTTTCCATTTCTATAACCTCATCATACACTGTACATGATATAATACAAGAGTCAATTATTCTTTTTATTGTTAATGTTTTCATATTACCACATTGTTAATACTTCACATATTAGAGAGAATAATATTATCAGTATGAATGTTTGAATAGAATAAGATATAAGTCTTTCTACGGTCATATTATCCCTCCCCTCACTGTCGTTAAATTTTCGACTAACCAATCACATTCAGTCTCATTAGACATCTCAATTTCATATGCATCTGAGGCATAGAAATCAGCCCCATTAAACTCACCTTTGTAATATTTATTTTTAGCTTTAGTAATAGCATCCTCTCTTGATGTAGCTTTTACTTCTATGTCAAGCAAATCAACCGATTTGACATCAAACTCCAATCTTACTATGTATTTATCCATTGCTATCCTTGTATTTTATGAATATATAAAATATAAATTAGAGAAATCAAACCTCTCAGTTTCTTGTATTACTAAATTTTCCTCATATAATCTATTATACAATTCAATTTCATTGAGAATAAACTCATCATCTATTTCTGTATTTTCAAGCTCCTTTATGTAGTTTATAAGGGCTTGTTCGATTGTTTCATCTATCATCACACTCACTCTTATTATTAACCCAATGAATTGTAGGTAATCCTACAAAACTTTTATCCCAAATATACCAAGCATATGCTATAGCATTTGACGCTCCTGTATCCTCCCCATTCTTATACATAGGTTGTCTGTTTGAGAATACAAGAACATATTTAAGATGTGAATTATTGGTAAAGAACTCATATCTACCAATAGACTCTAGATAAGTTAATTTAAGGAACATAGCTACTCCTTTATTAGCTTCTTGTAAGGCTTTATTAATAATAGGTTGAAGTAGTTGTCTATCATATGGTGGATTTGTTATTATCCAATCAATACCATCAAATGGAGTTATTAGATAGTCTGTAATATCAACATCAAATACATAATCGAAATCATATTTGTACTTATCAGTGGCTATTGTTTCTTTAAAGTATGGAGATAGTACTTCAGCAACCCATCCTGTACCAGCACAAGGTTCTAATAAAGTATCATTTGATGTATCACCTAACAGCCCACTCCCAATTAATGCTAAAGTTGAACATCTAGGTGTTGGGTAATAATCTGTTGGATGCCTATCTTCACTTTCTTTTCTTCGTCCCCCTGTTAGTAATGATGGCCTATTTTTAAGTTTATTCATATGTCTTCCTTTAGTTATCTATGCTTTCAAGATGCCCTATTAAGAAATCCAAATTCTGTCTTGCCTTCCTCAAATCCTCGATACCATTTTTAAATTTATATCTTGAAACATATTTAATAACACATCCCTCAACAAATCCTAAATCATTTTGGAGAATATACTCCATAGGTTGTATCTTAAGTTTCTGGTAGTGAGTACCTCCAACTTGTTTATCAAATACATTCACTAGTTTCCTCCTCCATAACAACAACTGATGGGATTATATTATTAATTTCCATAAAGTCTTCAATTAATTTTGCTTTATCTATATATAAATGTGTTGGATTATATAGTTCATTACCGGAAGCCAATTTATATGTAAATCCATTATGATCCTCTACAATACTCTCAATCACATCACATTCAATCTTCAACCCATTTATAAAATAAATCTTATCATTAACTTGAATATTTCTCATATTTAATCCTTTTTATTATTGTTTGTTTTACAAGCTTCTTGTTTAAGAAGCACAGCAAGTATAGCCTTTTGTACATAAAGTTGTTCTAATCTGACATCACCTACCAAAGAGGCTTTATCCATAGTACTTAATGCTATATTTAATTTACTTTTAGTTATAGAACATTCTGATGTTTCAGAAAATACAAATACAGAAAGTAATATTAATAGTTTAATTACTTTCATAATCTACTCCTAGATATTTTTCTTGATTGTCTGTACAAAATATACATTCATCATCATTATCTAAACACATACATCCATAACTAGATAAATTATCTATACCGTTCATATGTAATTGATTTAACATTTCTGTATGTATCAATAGTTGTATATACTCACCCCTATCTATTGTTACTGCATTATTATCTATAATATATTCCTTTAATTATTAGTCCATATAAGTTTTCTGCAATCATCAAAATTAGCTTTATACCAATTTGCTTTAGCTTCTTTCGATAAATCTTTCTCGAACTTACCATTAACTATAGATCCAACTCTAGAGTTAATTTCCTTAGCTACCTCTAATAGTACCTTTTCTGGATCATATTTAATCTTCATAAGTTCTGTTATAGAGAATACAATAATATCAGCAATTGCATCAGCTCTTATATCATCATGTGATACTACTAATTCAGTATCTATAACATTTTCTTTTAGAAGTTCTTTTAGAAAATTTTCATAAGCTGTCTTAAGTTTATCTCTATCCTCTTTCTTGACCTCTCCTCCAAGTAGCTCTATAAGTTCTTCTTGGATATTAGCAATGTAGTCAAAAGCTGAATACTCCATTTGATGAATATTCCTATCTATTGCAAATCTTTCAATTTCTTTTATAGGATTCTTGCAATCATCTTGTACTTCATTTTTCATATCGTCTCCTTTATGTTAGATTTATTGTTTGTCTTCCTTAACTATCAAATTAAGATAACTTTTAGGTGCAGCCTCTTGTATAGCTATTGCAAGCTCTCTCATTAAAAAGTAAGCTGCACCAGAATTTCTTAGCTTTAAATAGTTTTTAAGTGATCTAAGATTCATCTTAAAAACTAAATCAACTTTCCAATTATCAGTTACAATATGCTTAAAGCTGTCACCTATATTTCTTGCTTGTTTTGATGATTGCAATGCTTCAAACACCATATCTGGATTATATTGATTTATAGCTCCATTATTTCTCATATCTTTTGATGTAGCTAATTCAATGAATTTTTCTTCACCTAAAGCTATTTTTTGTTTAAGTAATCGTCTATACATAAAGTGTATATCCTCTTCCTGATCTTTAATAGTAAACATATCAAATTCTTTTACTTTATTTAAGAACCAATCATAACCATTTGTATGTCCACATACTTGACTAGCTAAAAATGCATTTATAACTGATGACATAGTGTATCTTGTTGATTGTACTGTTAATTCTTGTACTCGGTGCCTAGAGTGTTCCTGAATTACACTTCTGCTCGTACCATTAACAAAGAACCAGAGTTCACACATCTCAAGTACACTATGATGATGGTGTACCCAAGCTAGATTTGTTAAAAGTTCTGATGATTCTATTGCATTTACTTTTGATATCGTATTATCTAGTTCAATCCCATAGTCTTCATCTTCCTTGAGAAGAACAGCTAAGTCTTTAATTGCATTATTTTCTGATTTGTCGTAGCTATTATATGCAGTTCTTCCAGCTAGCTCTGAAATACCTAATCCTTCAGCTTTAAGTAGTGTAACTGTAGGTAGATAGTATTCAATACCATTATGCTTAATTGTTTTGTTCATTTTTATCCTTTAACTTAAATTATATAACACATATATACATATTAAACTAAAACCTATAAACCATTCTAGTGATCCATTATTCTCTAGTGTATTTAGACCTATGAAAATAATAAGTAATATTGCTATAATTATTTTCATACCAATTATCCTTTCTTGTTAAAATACCCTTCACATAACTCTGTGTCTTTTAAGTTACCTATAGAGAATATAGGATTACCATTATAAAGTCTATTTGCCCTGTCCTTGTGTTTATCTGTTAAGTATCTTAAACATAAATCATTACCACAAATTTTATCCATATAAGTCATACCACCATCCTGCATTAAAAATTAGTATATATCTCTATTGATTTATACCTGTCATTGATTTCAAAGTTGTCTTCCTTAAATTCTTTTCTAATCATATATGTCGGAGAATCTAAATATTCCTCATAAGTGTACTTTAATTCATAATCTTGTGGTAGTGTCTTTAAGTATTCTATCATATCTTTAACCTGCATATTTCATCCTTAATGTTGTTTTGATTTAATAAACTTATCTATATAAGTTATAAGTGAATCATTTGATATATAAAATAGATTTAGATTATACTCTATTTCAATTAAATAAATCAATTGTCCTATTCTTAAATTATGCTTCTCACATACTGTTTTTATATAATCCATAGGTAAATCTACTGATTCTCCCCTTAACATTTCTTTATTCATTAACTTTTGATTAATGAAATTCTGTATTTTATCCATCATATCTATCCTTTCATTTATCTCCATAATATGCTAAAAAGTAAGCATCTGTTAAATCGTACAATCCAGTTGTTTTCTTAAAGCCATTATCTACAAAGAACTTCTTGATATTTTCAGGGAGAGCATCTAACATATCTTCTTTATTTGCTCTACCATTACCTGTGGTTTTCTTTTTAAGTGAACTAGGTGCTATCTGATATGAGTTATTTTTATGTCTATATATCAATGTAGCTATGAAGTAATGAAACCCAAATAATTGGTATACCCTCGACCCTTTCCCTAAAAAAGCAGGGGCTTCAAGATATACATCATAATCAGGATATTTTAAAATAACTTGATTTATCTTATCTGCTACTTGAAGACTTCTCTTGTAGATATTGGTATTAGGGCTAGTCTTTATTGTAAAGAACTCTTCTATAGCTTTATTGTTATCAAGCACCACAACACCTGTAGATGTCATTGATAAATCTATACCGATAGTTCCGTGTATTTTATTGACTCCCATCGACTTCATCCTCCATAACCTTTTCTATAACTAAATGTGTCAACCTGCTATGCTTTTCGGCATAACTAACTTCTAAAAGAAGTCTATCAAGTCCTAATTTAAGATACTTTTTAGTTACTTTATATTTAATACTATAAATTTTATCTTTATAGCTGATCTTAAAACCTATAGGATTATAGTTATTATCAACAACCCAATCTATAGGTTTGACTATAAGACAACCTTTAGGTACAAAAATAGTCTCAGGAGTGTCCTTTAATAGCGTGATGTATTTACCTATATTGTTTTCCTTTAAAGATTGTAATTGACTTTCTTTAATACTAGGTAGATCAGTTATAGTTGTGTATGTATTTGTTTTACCTTGAAAGTAATTTAATAAGGATTTATCTCCTTGCATCACAACTATATCCCCATCTGTGATATAACACCATTTTGGTGGTACATTCGGTCTTTTTCTTCTATCTATAATAGACGAGTAAGTATTTTTATCTGATCTATAAGTATAATGTAATTTAGAGCTATTATGAATAATATAAGGTATATCTATATCTTTTTTAAATTCACCTATAAGTTCCGATAATGTATACAGCTTATCTGAATTATAAATTATATTGTTATCACTAAATACATTGCTATTTGATAGTAGATGTTTAAACACAACTTGATACTCTGTTGGAAATAGATTGATATACTTATTGATAGTTTTTACATCTTTTGCTATGATGATATTATATACCAAGCTTTTTATTTTATCATCACTTAATTTTGATGCGTTTGTAGTTAATTTTATTTTAGATATAGGTAACTGAAAATGAACTTTTAATGATAATAGTAATTGTAGGTCTTTTGTTGGGTTCTTAAGTAGACGGGCTAATTGATGTCTTCTTAAGGTATTATCTAGAGGAATAAGATTATATAATATTTGAAAAGTTTCATTCATATTTTGCCTTTATTATGTATTAAATATATTTTTAACTATATATATATCATTATCTGATGGTTTATCAAAAAGTACATTAAACAGTGCTTTTATTTCAGCATCGGAGAAATCAGATAGATCTATATCTAATGATATATCAATATCTTCATCCTCTAAATCTTTATGTAAGTACTCAATAGATGTTTTATAGTAGTGTTGAATACGGTATCGTATTCTATGCTTTAAATGATTACCTAATGAACCTTTTGTCTTATCATATGTATTCAATCCATCGTTAATCCCTTGCATACATTCTTCTAAGAATATACCATCAGGTATTCTTTTCCAATTATTATACGAATTTACTATAAAAGTAGCTATATATTTAGCGGTCATAAGACTTAATGAGTTGAAACGGATAAGTAGTTCTTCTAAAACTAATGATTTTTTTAACATAATGTAATCCCTTGTTCTTTGGTAAGAGTAATTACTTCATCAAATAACTTATATGGTAGTTCATTATGATGTTGTATAACAATTACATTTTTATTCTTTTTTAGTTCATCTATTAAAGAACTAATTGGTTTAATATTATGCTTATCTATTCTATTGAAGGCTTCATCTATAACAAGTATAGGCACAATTATATTTAACTGTTGCTCTAATGTTTTAAATAATGCCGTAAGAATAGTTAAAGCAAGAATAGTAAACTCACCTCCACTTAGCATAGCTAGTTCTCTATCTACCCCATTACTAGAAATATTAAACATAATTTTACCTTTAACTATTTTAGCATATAAAGAGAAATCATTATTTGTGGATGATAAAATATCTTCAATATTATCATTTAATCCAGATATAAATGTATGTAGATATACAGTTGTAACTTTCCCAGATTCTAATAATTTAATTAGAGATTTAACTATCTGTAATTCTTTCTCTTTTTCTAGTAATTCTAATTGTAACTTATCAATATCCTTAGATGGGGCAGATAGTATATGTTTATGTGTAGCTATTTTAGCTTCCAGACTAATTATCTTATCATTTATTATTTTAAATTGACTATCAAATTCATCTTTTAAATTAGTTAAAGATTCTTGTTTATGTGATAATAAGGTTGATGTTGTTAATATTTTATCTTCAATATCACTTAATTGTTCTTGTAAATTATCTACATTTAAATTATCTAAAGGTCTATTACAAGTAGGACAAATAGATAATTCTAATAACTGAAGTGATGATTCTACTTGTTTTTTAATAGAATGTAAAGATGATAATTTCTCAGACAAAATAGAAATATCATTTGTAAGTTTAGATTTGCTTGTCATATAAGTATGATTTTCAATTAACTCCTCCTTATCTTTATTCAATTCATCTAATTCATCATATAAATTATCTTCATTTACTACAGATATAGATTTAGTTATATCACCTATTCTTAATTTTAAAGTCCTAATATCAGAGTTCAGGTTAGCTCTCTTATCCTTAGCCTTCCTTGTGTAGATATCCAATATTGTCAAATCAAAATATTTAAGAATTAAATTACCATCAGTTGAAAATAGATTTCCAATAGTATCTTGATTTATATATGATAAAGTAACAAATTCTTCATAAGTTAATCCAATAATATCTTGGATTATTGTTAATGATTCCGTTATCCTATCTGATAGCACTTTATCATTTGTCAGATCCTTAACTATGATAGATAAAGTATTTCTATCATTAGAAATAAGATAGTCTATACTTTTAACTTCAATATAAAGTTTAATCACATAAGGTTTACTTGTTATGTGATTATTAAGATTTTCAAAATAATTTGACTTTGGGTTTCGATTAAAGAGACATTGTATAATTGATAAAGTAAAAGCACTCTTACCTGCACCATTAGATGTTGGAAGATTATCTACAAGTACATCATTATTTATACCATTAAGAAGATACAATTTATTCTCAAAAGTAAAATCAATATGCCCTATGGACATAAAATTATTAATAATTATTCTTTTAATTTTCAAGAATACTCCTTATATAATCTTCATCTTTTTTAATTGTTTTAGGTAAAATAGATATTAAAGTATCTATAATAGTATCTTTCTTGGTCACAACTTCTTTTTTAGTAGCTTCTTCTTTTTCTATTTTAGGTATAAGCCTAGTAATACAGGAGGGTATAACTAACTTCTTTAGTTTTTTAAGTTCATCAGTATTTCGTATATCTACTTTAATGATATATTTATGTTTTATGTCAATATTTTCTAGGAAAGAAACTAATTTTGATAAAGGTAAAGTTATAGATAGTTTATTAGGTAAGTCTAGTAGAACTCGTTCATAAGTTAAATCTTCGAAATTTACAAGTAGGTATGAATGCTCACCTTGAATTTTATATTTATTAGAATATGGACTTCCAATATAGATTACATTAGCTTCAGGTTCATAGCTTTCATGAATATCTCCTAAAAATACTATATCAAATTTGTTTTTAATATCACTTTCATATTTATAAAGTTCACCTTTACCAAATAATGGATGTGACCATCTAAAATGTGATAATAATACATTATTTCCTTTATAAGATAAATCTAAATATTGTATAGATTCTATATCTTGATGACCTATAGGATATATTTTAGTTGTTCCTGTAAAAGAAGTTTCTATTTTTTGAATATTAAACAAACCCATAATATCATCAAGGCAGTAGTATTGAGCATTTACTCTTTCGTGATTACCTTCGATATAGTAAATTGGCTTACTAATACAATCTATAAATTCTTTAAAAGCTATAATATCAAACATATCTGGTTTTGATTTATCAAATATATCTCCTAGAAGATATACTTCATCTGATTCATCTCTATCTAAAATACTTCCAAGTTCTATCAGTCTATTAGTTTCAAATACTTTGTCTTCTGAAGTATTGATATGAATATCAGCCACTAGTGATACCATCGTGCTTCCTTATAAAATATGCACAATAAAATTCCATTGGGTTATTTATTAATAATTGTAATTGCATACAGTTTCCTATTTTATTGTCAAAATTTTCACAACAATTACAACATTTATCATTCACTATAACTACTGCATACTCCATAAACATTTTATGTACTGTTATTAATTTATTAGCTTTTTTATTATATACATAAGCATGATTTATATCTTCATGTGGTATATTAACCCATACATCCTTGTCTTCATAATCGTATGATAACGATTTAAGTTGTTTTAATGTAGGAACTTCCCATCCTTCTTTATTAGCCACATCAAAAAGTTCACTATAACCAAATTTTTTAATTAAACTTTTTAGCCGCATTAATTATCCTTATAATTATCTATAACTTTACTCAGAAAATTAAAAATAGTGTAATCTAGATCAGAGTCTTTAATGCATGGTACTTTATTACACTCTGTGTATTCTTCTACAGTGTTACTACTTAGATTCATTCTGTGCCACATAGTGTACACTTCTTCAATAGTTTCTAGTGTGATAGTAACAGGTTTAAATTCTTTATTTTGTTCAATTTTCATATGCATCCTTTTGGTTTATTTAATGGTATAACATATTAGATATACTTAATGTATCTACATAATGTAGAATATGGTTAGGAATAATAACACTATAGTTTTCTGAATGTTTAGTCCTTACTTTACCGATACTTGTATGTCTATATTTAGGCTTTATAAGTAGATTTAAATGTAACTCTTTGCACAATTCTATAATAGTACCTAAATCTAAATAATGAATAGGTTGTATTTCAAACATACCACTATATCCATACTCATACCCATTATCATCTTCAAATTCATAATATTCATAAGGATTAAAAGTTACATTTCCAGATGATTCATAATATCGTCTTATACGATTTTCTATTTCATCATCATCGAAATATAACTCATAATCTTTTGTTAGTTTATCTATTATTATAGCTTTCATAGTTTTATCCTTATAAAATGTTGATATGGACAAAAAGTCCATATCAGTTATGCTGGAAGATCATCTTGTGATGTTGTCCCTGTTTTAGACATAAGCTCCTCATCGAGCTGTCTATTTAAATCTTCTATATATTGATTTATAGCTTTATTAGTCTCAAGAATAAAGTTAAGATTATCAATCATTTCTTGTCCTTCGAATGCCCTAGCTGTTGTATTTTCGTTATCCAAATCAACAACAGCATACTTAACTGCTCCTTGTTTTCCTACCCCCATTTCCATATTAATAACTACATATGGAGTTTTTGGATTTACTGAAGATATAAGCTGATTCATACCATAAAGAATAGTACCTTTAATATACATATTATATGGTGTAAATGGTTCATCACTTTCTTTTGGTCTAATACCAATAGTTAGTAATGTTTGTGGTTTTACATCTTTACCTTCATCGATAAGTTGTACCACAGACTTACCGGAAATTACATCTATATAGTTTACCTTTTTTGTATAAGGATCTTGTAGTTTTGTTTTAACTGAGACAGAATTTGTTGTCGGGTCAAACATATTATACATAGATTTTCTATTAATAATAAGAATATCTATATCTTTTGGATCGTATACTATATTGTATTTGATAACTTCACCATCTTCATCTTTCTCAGGATCCCCTACAATTTGTCCGATCTCTGCAATACCTTTAACATTATTAACTTTTAAAAGGGGGAACGGTAATGAAACACCTGTAGTTACCTCAAATTGTTCTTTATATACTTTCTCTGCTTCTTCTATATCCATACCTGAAGCTATTAATTGTGCTATAATTTGTTCTTTCATTTCGTTTGCCATTTAAATTCCTTATAATTTATTATTTTAGTTGTTAGCATTATGCACCTATTATTTATTTGTTATATTTTAACTACTATACTTATTTATTAAATTATTTCATAAAATCTCCTTATCTTTTGGTGTTAATCTTTCAGTTATGATCGAAGGACATATATAACCACCCATCACGATAGCTTCAATGAGTTGTTTGATCTCTTTAGATGATAATGATGATAGATTTAATAACTTTTTACCTCTCTTAGGCGATAATGTTAGACTATCTCTTGTGAGTTCTGATAATTTATATTTTCTAAACTCCATATATGTCCTTTCTAATTTTATATTTGGTATTATATCATAGTAGATATAAATTTGTCAAGATGTAAGGATAAATAATTTAAAAGAAAATATGAAAGGTTTTACCCCTAAGGCAACCTATGATACCTAAATGAAAAGAAAAGCCTTTTAAGATACCATTATGTTGCTTTAAATGGTATATCTTGTCAGAAAACTTTATATAATAATATAAATTAATTTCAATTTTCTTTTGTTACAAAAGTTTCCTGAAAATACTATATAAATTTCAAGAAATTTACATTTTACTCTTGACAAATCTTTAATAGTGTGGTATAATATCAGTCTGAACCGAAAGGTTCCCAATATATAGACCGTAGGTCTTAGCTTATAAGATAACTATATAGCTATTTTATAGACTATATTTTACCCCATGTTTTATTATACCCATACTTATGTATGATTCTATATACAGATGCTACAGATATATCATAGTCTTTTGCAAGTTGCCTTGATGATATACCATTTAATATAAATTCCTCAATTATACTTTTATGAAGTACTTTAGGTATTCTTTTACGGATACATTTAAGTTTGTTATTGTATATTTTAAATTGCTTATGTACATCATATTTATTTACCTCTTCTTGTGTAGCATAGTAGAATTTGTAAAGTCCATCCACCCAAACAATAGGAGCAACATTATTACATACGCTTATATATTCGTTATCATTACTTACTACTAATATCCCATATCCATTATCGTAGGCTTTTTGTGCTTCCTCTATTGTTAATTCTTTTCTATTTTTAAAGTTTTTCATTATTTATCCTTATGTTAGTTTAAATTACTTACCTATTAAAATAAGCAACTTTCTTGGTGTTGCTTATACTTTACCATTAACTAATGAATTTATGTTGATCAAGTAAATCATCTGGATCAAATCCTAATGACCATAATATTTCCCTGAATATTTTATTCTCCTCTTCCAATTCATCATAGTAAACATCATAGTAGTCGAAATAATTATCAACATATATATTATCTTTACTTTCATAGACTTTGTTAGGTATCTCTATATCCTTAAGTACTTGAAGAGTATTTTCCATACAGTCTACATATAACACCTCATTTTTTGTATGTTCATTATCGTAGCCAACGCTTAAGTTTACACAAGCAATATCGTTTGCCAGCTCAGAGGCATCTGTGATAGAACCTATACTTTCCTTAAAGCCATACTCAGTAAATAGCTTTGTAAGCTCGTCATTATCATAACCATATAATGCAACTTCCTGTTTACCATAGCCAGATTTTCTATCTAAACCAATAAAACAAGTCGGGCTAAAATCCTCGATAAGATTTTCTTTTAGGTCTAGGGATAAGTTTCCACTACCAATACACCCTATCTCTTCATCTATAAAGAAACCTATATCATATTTAAAGTTATCCGTCTCATTCATATAATCTATCAACTTTAATGCAATATATAGTCCTGCTCTATCATCACCCCCTAGGCAACTTAGTTCGGATAAGGGAGAAAGACTTATAATATTATTCTTACTGTCGAAAACAAAATCATCTACAGTAGGTTTTATATTATCCTTACTGTGTGTATTTATTGTATCTAAATGTACACATAGTAAAGGCTTTGAGGATGGACTTGTTAGTAGAATATATTTATCTCCTATTATTTTATCAAATCCATCGAATTTTTTGTTAAAAAAATACTCATATATCTCATCTTGTGTTTTACTTAAAATACTTATTATGTTATCCATTTATTTTCCTTAATTTTTGTTGTATTCTAAAAATGCTTCCTCTGATGACCAATATGTATCAGATTCTTCATCATAATATAAGTCTGTATTACCACTATAATATACATCTAAGTCTTGTATATAATATACATTATCAATATTCTCATAGTATTCTCCACTATCTTCTGTATAGTATAAATCTGAACTATCACTATAGTATTCTTCACTATCTTCTGCGTAGTATAGACCATCAGTATAGTAGTACCATTCATTTGTACTATATATGTATACACAATCATCCTTAAATTTATATTCATCTATATCTTTAGCATAACATATATCGTCATCATCTTGCAGATACCAACCATAGCCATGGATATAACATAAATCTTCTGTATAGCAGTAGTATTCATCATCGCTTTCACAATAGGTAGCATCATCCTCATGTACATAATCATCTATATCTACACACCATACACCGCTTCTAAATTCTGATATACCACAATCCTCTCCAGAAGAGCCATCTGTTCTTTGTAAGGAGTCTATATAATCATCACTACAGTTAGTTAACCTGTACCTATCACTATCCTCTATGACATAGCACATATTATCAACATATGGTACATAATCATAACTACCAACAGACTTTTTGGTTACAAAATCTGTGGTACTATCTGGTAAACTACTATACCCGTTCTCTCTAGCCCACTTTTGTAATGTTAATCTATTTATTTCATTATCAAAGAAGATACGATCAATATATTTAAGATTACCATCTTGGGCATCATTATCTTCGTAATAGTATTCTAAATTATTATCCCATAGTAATGCCCTAGCTCTTAAATATCCATCTTCCTCAATATATGCAATTTTACACCCAAGATCCTCATAAATCTCCATAAATTTACCCTTATTTGCCATACAGGATCCTCCAACATTAGATATATCATATACTCTTCTTATATCGTCAGATACTTTTACTATATTTGTATCTATACTATAAGCTGATTTCCATTTAGATACATACTCTTCTATTTTTGTAGAATCTGGATATATTAAAATATTCTGTAGAATCTTCCCAAGTTTTAATTCTTGGTCACGATTATGTAACCAGAATTTACCTGATATTGCATTCTTTATATAATGCTTCTCCTCTGTATTTAATGATTTAAAGGAGCTTATTTCGTATATGTTATTATTCTGTTTCGCAATAGTAGGTAATATTTCATTATCACCTATATTACAAATATTCTGTACTCTCCATAAAGTTTTGTTACTAATATATAATTTTTTCTGTGGTATAGAAAAATCTCCGTGACCTTCGTAATATTTAAATGGTTCATCAAGCCTATTTTTAATTTTACCTTGTAAAAAGGTATCTAAATTAGTTGCATAACAAAAATCAGTATATCTAGTATCGTCAGGACAATCGTCTATAAATATATATCTAGAATCTTTATAGGTTATAGCATAACCATCCTCCCAAGCCTTTTGTGCTTCTTCTTTTGTTAGCTCTTTTCTTTTGAAGTTATCCATGTTGTTATCCTTCTGTAGTTTTTATTGAGTTAAACATTGCTACATATAGTAGTGAATTTGAGTTTTCTCTCTTGTGTACTCTGATTTGATTATTGTCATAGAAAGAAGTTAATTTAAGATAATTATCTTTGTCTCTATACTTAATTTGCTTTTTTCTTATATCATCTAAAGAGATCTCATTATATAACTTGCCATCTTCAAACACTAATTGCAATGCTTCCGTTTCTAGATCTTTATATTTACCTTTAGTTGTTCTATATGTTTTCTTTGCTGTGTTAAATGCTATTTCTATTCTACCTTTTTAGAATTGTACTTGCTTTTATTTTTTGTGCTTATTTATATACTCATTATGATTATACTGTCCATAAATTGTGTTGTCATTACTTTCTGTACAATTTAATGATGTTTCGTTTTTTATTATAGAATTTAAAGTTCTTTCCCCTTGTTCATATTCTTTATATTTTTTTGTTTTTACAGACACTCCTGTACCAGCAATAGTTTGTAGTACTGCTACTTTATTCCAAAAATCATCTATACAATTACTCATAGTTTGTCCTTTTTAATTATTAAGCATGTGATTAAATATCACAAAACCAAAAATACTTGCACCTATACAAAGACCTACAGCTCCTTGTTCGGCTGCTTTCTGTGTTGTACTTAATGCCATTGGTATTATTGCATTTAATCCTACAATTATTGTTATTATCTCGTTTTTATTCATTTATCTACCTTATCTACCTCTAATGTCAATGATTTTGTTAAATAACCTATATCATACATATCTTCATCAGGTTTGAAATTATTTATGATTTCTTTAGCTAATTGTAAAGCTAATTCATTATCATAAGCTTCTATTAAATCTTTAAATCTACCATCTTTTACACCTGTTACACTAAAATTTACACTTGCTTTAATTATCATTATTTCTCCTTATGTTTAGTAAAAAATTCCTTAAAAGTTTGTCCTCCATATTGATTTTCTGTTATTTTAATAATTTCTTTTATAGAATACTCTTCTTTTTTATCAATACGCTCTACGAAATTACGAGTACCTTGCGAACAAGCACCTGTGATGCTTCGATACATTACTATCATTTTATCAAGAGGTAAAGTAGTATCAAGAGTATAATTTTCATAGCCGGACATATCTCTATCTAGTAATTTGTAAGCCAAATCCTCTTTGGCTTCTTTAATAGTAGCTCCATGGGCAAATTGCCCATCTTGTTCTATGAGATAGGATGGACTATCGTACTCTTTTGTGTCAACATTAAAGTTCCTTACTTTTCTTACATTGCCTTTTTTAGTGATAACCTTAGATAATATACTATCAGCTATAATATGTTCTTCCCCATCTTTATACCATTTACCATCTATAAGTTCCAAATATCCAGGTATCTTATACGGACACCACTGAATGGTTTGATTATTTAAAACTATACATTCAAAAATATCGTGTCTTATAGCTACGATATTTTTACCACCAGCTTTTATTGTAGAGGACCAACCAGCTTTTATGGTAGAGTAACTACCAGTATCTATTGTAGAGGACCAACCAGCTTTTATGGTAGAGTACCGACCAGCTTTTATTGTAGATGAATCACCAGTATCTATTGTAGATGAACCACCAGTATCTATTGTAGATGAATCATCAGCTTTTATGATAGAGTAACTACCAGTATCTATTGTAGAGGACCAACCAGCTTTTATGGTAGAGTACCAACCAGCTTTTATTGTAGATGAACCACCAGTATCTATCGTAGATGAACCACCAGTATCTATTGTAGATGAATCACCAGCTTTTATGGTAGAGTAACTACCAGTATCTATTGTAGAGGACCAACCAGCTTTTATGGTAGAGTACCAACCAGCTTTTATTGTAGATGAACCACCAGTATCTATCGTAGATGAACCACCAGCTTTTATAGTAGATGAATCACCAGCTTTTATAGTAGATGAATCACCAGCTTTTATGATAGAGGACCGACCAGCTTTTATTGTAGATGAACCTTTTTCTAAAATAATTTCGATACTGTTCTCATTCTTTGTTATTTTCATAATTTATCCTTTTTATATATTTAAATATACAATGCTATTTTTAAGTAACTCTTCAATAGTGTTATATATTTTATAATGCTTGATGTTTATTGTAGATGTTTTAAGCTTGTTGCCATTTCTGTATTGAATTTGTATAAAAGGATTTACATCATCTATTTTACATTTATGTGCTTGTATATATTTATAAAATACATCATCTGTTCATAGTACTTCAAACTCTATGATTTTATTATTTTTTATATAAAACATTACATATCTAGTGTTATTGAATTTAATTTCATAACTTTATCCTTTATCTTGATATACTAGGTAGTTCTCCAATAAATGGCTCACAATTATCCCAGTAACTATTACCACATATAATTTCTTTTATATTGTATTTATTTTCATTCATACTTAAAAATGTTGCTATATATGGATAATCACATTCGTTATTCCATATCCAAACTTTTTCTTCTGGTTCTGGTTCCCATAGTGTAATATCTTCCTTTTTATATACTCTATCTTTTGAGTATATATTATCATTTGTTATAAAAGCTATTTTATCTATTTTCCCATCTTTGGTTCGTATGAAATCATTTTCTTTGAACTTATATTCTTCTGGTTTTACTCTATATTTTTTGATATCTATTTTAATGGTAAAATTTGGAGATAATTCAACATCTATCCACTCTTTTTTTATATCCATTCTATCTTGTATTACACCATATGAAGATATAACTTCCTTTAGGTGTTGTATAGTTTTACCTTCTGCTATAGCTTTTCTTAATTCTGCATATTCATCATTTATTACATATTTATTATGTACAAACCATTTTGGGTCATCAGTAAGAAACCATGTATTATTATTTTCTTTACACCATACTTTTGCCCCGTTTGGCTGAGTATAGAACCAGTCTATGATTTCTCTATATTTTAAATATTTTTCTCTTGTCATATCATTCTCCTTTGGTTTTATTTAATCTGCTTTTTGCAATATTGTAATAGGTCTCATCTATTTCTATTCCCATAAAATTTCTACCTAACTTTAACGCAACTAATCCAGTACTTCCACTTCCCATGCAAGTGTCTACTACTAAATCACCATCGTTGGTGTTGTCTATAATAAGCTCTTCTAGTAAAGAGTGTGGCTTTTCCGTAGGGTGAAGTTTACTCCTACCAGTTGGGTGTACTAACCAGTTCTTTTTACATTTGCTGTTTAGTTTTCCAGTACCTTTCTTCTTAAACCACACTGCATTTTCTGTAGCACTTAAATATACATACTCCCCATTCATAGGCGATGGGTTTGATTTGGCGTAAACAAGCTGTCTAGTTGTCCCTAGCTTCAGTTTTGACTTTTTTGCGAAGAACTTATAAATAGTTGAATACTGTTCGTTACCACAGAAGATAACGAATATATCAGCAGAATTGTAAATGTGTTCTTAGAACACATTTATGTCAAATGTTGGTATATCTGCTATTCCCTTGTTCAGGTTCCTTAACCCATTACTTTCCCTGTTTACTTTCCCGTAGGGTATATCGGTAAGCAATAACCTACATTTTGGGATATCCACCTCAGTACAATCTGCATTAATTAGTTTCATCTCGCTCCCCTTTATAATTCTCAGGTACTGAACCATCAAATGGTTCTATTTTTTTTACAGTTATGTTCCGTCTCATAAGGTAACAACACTGGTGCCACAAAATCGTTGTTTACTTACATCGTTACCCATACTAACTCCCCCTCTTTAGGTTCCCATTTTTTAGCTCAGTGGGGTTATACGCGAAACCATCACTGAGTAGGACTCGCCCATTAACTTCTTCCACCACTTGTAGTGTTTCTTTTTTTTTTTTAATTTGTTTAACTTATAAAGAAAATCCACAAATTTTCTCTGCCTTTATTTTATAGTTTAAATCCTCAGCTAAACTTATACTACCATCCACATATTGCATATGTTTTTCAGGAGCTTTTTCAATGGCTTTGTAGCATTTATCAGAAATTTGCATATATAATACCAATTCACCCGAAAACAGGTTTGATATTAACAATAAAATATACAAAGTTTTCATTATCTTGCCTTATATTTCTTATCTACTACCAAATAGGTTACTGTTGGTATAAAACTCTTAACATCCTCAGGTCTCATATGTCTAGTCTCAGAATATTTTTTATTTCCAATTTTATAAGTAATGGCATACATACCAATACCTTTTTTGCTCATTGAAATTTGTCTGATATCTATATTTGTAACCTTAATTTCGTTTTTCTTTTTCATGTTCTATCCTTTTATTTTACACATTCTTACATAAATGCTTCTTCATATTAGATGATATAATCATCACAGCAGTCCTTTGGAATATACCCATCAAACCACACAGAAAGACACCTGTGCGTTTCAAAAGATGTATCTTACTGAAACAATTTATTTAATTCATTAGAATCACTTGAAGCTTCAATCATGTTATACTGATTGAAGCTTACCAAATCCATAATTTCAGCTATAATCATATTATAAATACCATCAGACACCCAAGCTGATGTATTAAATACTTTCATAACACCATTATGAATTTGTAAGCTCCAATCTTTGCCCTCATAAGAGGACATATTAACATCTTTTTTAAATGGGTAATCTAAATTCGCCCAAAAACTTTGAATTTCTAATAAATTTTTCATATTTTATCCTTTTTGTTTTGTTTTATTTTATTTGTAAAATTTCTAGTAGATTCTAAAGTATATTATCTACAGTCTTAAGCATATCATTTATCACAACTTTTGTATGTTTCAAATAGAAATCTGAAAATTTGAACATAAGTTCATCTCTATGCTCACTATCTGGCATATCTCTTACATATTCGAATATATCATCTATGAAATCCATTGATAATTTCATATCATTTTTTGGAATTTCCATAATTTTATCCTATAATGTAAAGTTGCTTATTTAGTCTATAAGCTAACTCAGTAGCAACCACAAGCTGTGAAAGTGTAAGGTAGCTTTCAAATCTTTTTCCTCTGACCTTAAATTTTGTTCTCATATTTTATCCTTTTGTTTTATTTTTGTTACCCTTATTGATAACATATGAATATCTTATATTTAAAACATTCATAAATTATCAATGGATTTTATAAGTATCTTTTATACTGAATTTAAGAATCCCATAAATTCCTCACAAGAGATTCTTAAAAATTCAGAAGTTCATTATTACACCATATAATACCTATTTTAAGATACCTAGAAGCCAAAATAACGGTGATTCTAGGATTACCTATACCTAACATTAGGTATGCATTTAAAAGCTTTTATTTTTGGTTTTTAAGAAATATAGCTAACTCACCCACTGTTTTGATATTCTTGTTATTTTTAAGAATATATCTAAGTTCTTTTGCTGTCATAACCAGTCCCTTCTTTATTTAAAAATTGTTCGTATGATTCATATGTCTCTTTTTCGATACCATCTTCCCAGAGGGTAATAAAATATCTATCTCGGTATTTTTCATTCTGTAAAAAATTGATAATATCGTCTTTTGTCCCTACGCAGAGGGTTGTGGATGCGTAATCCCCAAATCCATCGTAACCTATTGTTATTACCTGATATATTTTCATGTTTTATCCTTTTATTTATTTATTTATTTTATAGTCACATATCAACTAAAGAAAGAGATTCTAACCAAGCCTTTCAGTTATCTTTCAAACTCATAGCCATCCCCTTCTTTATTTAAATATGGTTCATATAATTTCTCCCTATCAGCATTTAATTTGAACAATTTCTCTCTAATGTAGATAGGTGTAGATTTATCATTAAGAATCTCATCAAGTACATCACTTATAAGATTTACCTCTAAACTTAACAAATGTTCTATATTGTTTAGATTATCCATAATTTTATCCTTTATGTTTTATTAAAATACATCTACAAATACATTTACAGAAGCCTCCAAGACTTTCAGTTATCTTGAATTATAGAAAATTCTCAAACTTACTCGATAGTGCCTTAAAATGTATATGTTACATTTCAAAACATCAAAATTATAAGGGTAACCAAAAATTAAAAAGGAGGAATCAATGCCACGAAAGCATTATAGTTTATTTATTTAAGATATTGGAGACCTCTGTAAATGTATTTTAGATATTAAATATCCACTTTTCAGATGGACATAACTGTATCTTTAATTTATACTCATAAGCATATTTAATGTTATCTCTAAATACCCTCACGATAATATAAGAACCCTTATGAGATTCTATAAATTCATTTGCTTTAACTTCTGAGTTTGTAGTAAATAGTTCCCACATATAAATCTCCATGAAATTATAAGTATAATATAATGAATATAACCATAAGAATCTATATAAATAAACCTATAAAATAGCTATATAGTTATCTTATAAGCTAAGACCTACGGTCTATATATTGGGAACCTTTCGGTTCAGACTGATATTATACCACACTATTAAAGATTTGTCAAGAGTAAAATGCAAAATTCTTAAAATTTTTATACTAATTTCAAAATCTCAGAAATTCATCATCACGCTACATAAATATAACCCTTAATAAAAATATAATATCAATTTTAAGGTACCTAGAAGCCAAAATAAGCCACTTTAAGAACGCTTAGCGACCAAAGATATAGGTAGCACTATAAATAGCTTTAAAATGGATTTTCAGATACCTACAAACCGACCAAAAAACAAATAATAAAAAACCAAACACGCTAAAAATAGCAGAATGGTTTTATTATTTAAAGAAGAGAGTTACCTATTTGGTAACCTCCTCCAAATCTATAACTACAGTATCCATATCGTCCAAACTCTTGGCTATGAAGCCATTTGTATGTACGAACACTGTATTTGATACACTTACAATCTTCTGTACATCAGTATCTACCTGATATGTCCAGTTATTTTGGAGTTTATCATAAGATACAAAAATCTTTGTACCGTACCCATTATCCCATAACCACTTAGCAGCCATTGGGAATGACTGAAAATCTTCAAAATAGACAAACTGCCCTTTAACTTTAACAGTATTTTTGATTTTATTTATCTTTGATTCAGCCTCTTTTTGAGTATTTGAAGCTATTTCTGAAATAGTTTTATATAGCTCACAAGCCTCTATGGTTCCTTTAAAATATTTTGTGAATAAATCTGTTAAGGTATTGAACATATCGTCCTGCTCTTTTGAAGCTATATCTAGCTGATTACATCCTGATATAGCATTAAATAACATATCAAAAGTGACATCTTGGCAAAATATAGAGTTTTTCCATTTATCGTATTCAACTCTAGTATCTCTAGCATCAACAGCAGTCACCAAATTTAATAGAGATTGAGATGGCTCAGATACTACAGTATCTACCCACGGACACTCACCCATATCACAGCAGGCACTCATAGGCTCTGTTAGAGCCTTAAAAATCAATCCTGCACTAGATAACCCATAAAGTTCATCACCCTCTCTGAATTGATGGTGATCAAACTCCCCCAATACTGCATAGCCTCTGAATTGTGTCATTGACATATAATCTCCATAATATGAAGACCAGCATGTAGGAGCATACTCCCCTCCTACATCGATTTTAACATCACAAGAGCTTAATTCTTGTGGATTTCTAGTACGCACAAGCTCTACATTATCTTCTATATATGCTCTATAAAGAGCCATTGCTACAATTTCATCTGCGTGAAATACGCCGTTGTGTGTTCCTATGTTTAATTTTGTTTTCATGATTTATCCTTTTTATTAATTTTTTTGTTATCCCTTGTAGATAACATATAAATATCTTATTTTATTTAAAACATTTATATATCATCATAAGCCAAAATCCCACAAATTTACCCCACGCGATATATCACGCATAGAATAAAAAAA